TTGCTCACATTGGCCGCCGTGGCGGCATTGCTCGCAACAGTGGCCGCCGGCGCAGCACTACTTGCAGCAGACGCTGCTTCGGCTGCCTGCAGGGCCTCGATGCTGTTGGTGGCGCCTGCGGCGGCGCTGCTGCCACCACCGGCTGAGGGGACCGCTGTCGTGATCGGGGCTGCGGAACTCAGGACACCCCCACCCGTACCAACTACCCCGCCAGCGCCCGAAGATGACGCTACAGCGCCCGCTGTCCCTGGAGTGGCACCTGTACCTGCCGTGATGCCTGCGGTGCCTGTGGCGCCCGTGTACATCCCCGCAGCGGCCCCTGCTCCAGCGACCAGCAAGAAGCTCATGAACTTCTCGTCGCTCAGAATGTCCTTGACCGGACTCCAACTCGTCTTCGTCTGGACCTGGGTTTGCCACTCGCCCGTCTCCGGGTTCTGGAAGATCCGCTCGTACTTCTTGCCGGGCAATTCAGACGTGTAGGCGAGTGGTTTGCCGACCTTCGGGTCGATGATGCCCGTGACGACCTTGCCCTCTGGCGTCTCGAACTGCTGGCGAACCATCTTTTCGGAAGCGGGGAGATCCTGGTAGACCTCCTCGCTGAGCCCCATCTCAGCGGGTGTGATCGCCATCGCCCGGCCGACTGGTTTCAGGTCATCAGGGAAGGCCATCAGACGGCTCCTTGCAGAACGCCAGGCTGGGCTGGCTGCTGCGGCGCTTGCAGGCCAGGCAACTGCTGGGCGATCGCCAGCAACTGCTCATCCTGGGTGATCTCGCCCACGACTTTTGCGACCATGATCAGATATGTCATGGATGCGCTCTTGGAGCCCTGGCCGGTGAACGGCAGTCCTGCGATGTTGTCGAATGCGCTAGCCATTACCTGATCGCCAAGGGAAGTCTGCTGACGGATGAGGTCAACTTATGCGTGGCTCGACCGCCCGCCACAATGTCTCGGATAGCCTGGTCCCGGTATTCCTGGGTCATGTCAGGATTAGTAACGATCTGCTGAACCCGGCTCTGCATGTTCTGGTCAGCCTCGAATGACATTCGGCTTTGATCACGGACAGCCGCTGATTCAGCGTTGTACTGGGCCACATCCCGCTGGGTCGCGGCGCTCAACTGATACCCGTAGCGAGCGGTATCTGCCGAGATGTTCGCGGTCTGCACCGACGTCGCGTTGTTCATCCCGGTCGTCGTGATGTTCGTCTGATTGACCGAGTTCTGGCGTGCCGTATCGCCAGCTTCCGAGATCAGGAGCCGATCGCCGAGACCCTTCTCAGTAACCTGCTGCCGCTGGTTCAGCCCCTGCTCTTGGACGTTGATGTCGCCGCGGCGGTTCACGAAACCAGCGTTCGTTCGGGATGTCTCACCGAACTCAGCCTGGTTGTAGCGAGCAATGTCGTTGATGGCCTGCTGGTTGCCCTTTGCCGCCTCGGCATAGGTCGCCGCATCAGGAACTGCGATCTCCAGCGCCCGCCCAATGGCTGCATCCTCTCCGGCACCTACGGCGATCGATGAGTTCAGCAACCCACGGCCTTGCATGCTCTCGGCCGCTCGAGCGCGGGCTTGCTGTAGAAGGGGTGAGTTGGACGCCAGAATCCCCTGCAACTGCCCCATGACCGTCTCGTTGGTCTGGACGGTCCTCAGGTTCGGATCGATGCGCTCGAACTCGGCCTGCTGGATGGCTGGCTGGGGTGGTTGATTGGGCTGCTGGCCTTGTGGGATGCTCGGCTGGGCAGACGCCAGAATGCCACCCGTTGGGGCCGCGACGGTCGGCGCCGCCACGGGCTGAACCGTGGGCGCAGGACCGCCGTACAGGGTAGGGCCAGGGTTGGTTGCCGTTACCGGGGCCATCTGTGGGACGTACTGCCCGATCGGCACCCCACCCTGAGTACGCATGTTGCCAAGCGCACCGCCAGTCGTCGGCCTCCATGTGGTGAGTGCCATTATTTAGCCTTTTCCGGTCATTTCAGTGTCGCTATTCGACGGGGGGTTTTTTGCACCTTCCAGCACCCTGATCAGCGGAACCGAGTACCGATACGGGATTGGGGAGCTGTAAAGGTGCTCCAGCATCGCGTTCACCTGCTCGGCGCTCAACCAGATTCCTAGCTCAGGGCGGCTGTCCATATCCAGGCTCCTGAGTCATAGATTCCGATCTTGTTGTTCAGCCGATCGAACACCATCGGCGCCGCCCCGGTGTAAGCCGTCGGCGCCCCTGTCGCCAGACCGTTCACCGTCGACAGGTAGAAGAACCCACCCGCCGCCGTCGTTGCCAACTCCGAAGAGCCGGACCCCATCACGAAGTTGTGGCTGTCGTCCCAGAAGCTCTTCACCGTCCCGCCGTCGTAGAGCTTGAGCTTGCCGGTCAGGTCTCGGACATAGCCGACAAGACCAGACGTCAGCCCAGAGTCGTAGGAGTCCGTCTTGTTGTAGATGTGATATCCGGTCACCGCCACGGCAGCATGAGCGGTCGACCCGATGGTTCCGCCCACGATCGTCGGCGTGTTCAGGGTCGGACTGTCCCACTGACCCCCTGTGAATCCTTTCTCTCCAGATCCCAAGGTGTCGGGCATCCTGCCGAACTCCGACGAGATCAGCGCGAACTGGTCCCGGATAACCTCGGAAGACAACTGGCCCCGCAGGCCGGGGACGATCGGAGCGGTATAAGCCATCAAATACCTCGCTTGGCGCGGCGGACGGTATAGTCGATCGTCACGCCTGTAATGTTGACCGGGCTCGAGATGGCGTCATCGCCCTGGAACCGGATGGACAGGTTCCCTCCCGTTCCGGGTGTGTCCACCACGAAAGGGGTTGAAGTCGCCCCATCCCAGTAGCCGACGTCCCATGTCCCGTCATCCCAGAATCCCCCGGAACCGAAGTCAGGGCTTTCAATGGACACTTCCTCGGTGACGTCCCGGCGGTTGCCGCCGTAGTCCAGGTCATACCCGACCTGGATCTTGGCGTAGCCGTTTGACCTGGCCTCGATAATGGTGCGCCTGAAGTACTTATCGATCCGCGGGCTTTTGAAGTGGTTGTAGGCCATCCGGATGTAGTGCGGGATCGTTTCCCCGGCGAACGATGTCCCGACGTCCATCTTGTAGATTCCGCCGTCCTCGGTCCCGATCAACAGAAGCTCAGTGTTGTCCGAGAGCACGCAGGACCAGGCGCACGTGACGCTGTGCTTGAGTTTCTGGATGAACATCCCGATCGGTCGTCCGTCCCGGAATGTCACATATAGGGCCGAGGTGCCGAAGAAGATCCGGTACTGGTTCTTGTCCCGGCAGATCATCGACGCTGTCGCAGCGCCTCTCCTGGCGTCCAGGAAGGTCTTCACCGGAGCGGAGATGGTGTTCTCCCGGAAACCACCAAAGGCGCTCGAGGTGGTCATCTGCGTGAGGCCGAAGATGTTCTGGAAGATCGGCTGCCCCATCCACTGCAGGGTATTCGGTAGAGCGCCGGTGTTGTCGGAGAACGGGATGAGTTGGAAGTCCGATGCCCCCGACCCATAGACAATGAAGAGTTTGCTCTCCGTCGATACCAGGAGGGCCGTCTTGTTCTCGCTACCGGTGATGCTCAGAAGGCCGGTGATGTCCGAGCCCATCGCCAACTCACCGGCGCCCAGGACAGGAGACCAAGTCAGCGGATCGTTCAGGGCTGAATATTGGAGACTGCCCTTGAAGGACAGCCACAGCCGGTTTCCATGAACCGCCAGATGAGACGGTCGGTCATCGGTCATGCCCGTCGTCACAAAGGAGAACGCAGCCCCCGTGTAGACGAAAGCCTTGTAAGTCCCCGAGACCCCGTAGGCGACCTTCGGCCCTGCAGGATCGGCAAAGTTGGACAGCACGAACTCGAAGTTCGCCCCGTCCGTCGGAATCAACGCCTGATCAGTCGCCACTTCCCAGTACCGATTCACCGAGTCATCCGGGGTTGCGGGACGGATGAAGACCGCGTTCGTATTTCCCGTGGTCGTAAGCGCAGGGTTCTTCGCCCGGACGACATAGGGAATGTCCGAGAGAACGAACACACCTAGTGTCGCACCGCGGGTCAGGTTCGTCACCAAGGATGAGGAAAAGACCCCCGACCCCGGCTTATCCATGTAGGTCCGCATCGCAGCCTCTGCCGTCGCCCGGGCCTCCTCGACCTCTGCCGGCGTTCCGGTGCTCACCGCCTCCGGCAGGGACTCCAGGTAGATCGTGGCGGACGACAGCCCGGCATCCCGGTAGAGCATCTCCCCGACCGTGAACTGCCCGTCGATGTCGGTCACGTAGATGGCGACGTTGGTCATCCCCGCGGTGACCGTCTGAGGATCGTTACCCTCGTACCCGATCCCGAAGACCATCGTGGCGCCGGAACTCGCACCAGTGAGGGTCTCCCCGCTCATGATCAGACCCGTCGCCACGCTGATCACCGCAACCTTGAAGACCATCTCCGAAGCGGTCTTGCCGTTCACATACTTGTCGTAACCACCCGACCTCGAGTAACCCGCCTCGAGCGCGCATTCCCAGTTCTGGGCATCACCAGCAACCCCTGTCTTCAACAGAAGCGGAGGCGATACGATGTCCTGCCCACCTTGGGGCACGAAATAGTCAGACTGGACAACCGGGAATTTCACAGCGGTTGCAGCCTGTTCTCAGGGCGCTCATACCACTTATCACAAAGCCAAGTCGTCGTCTCTACGAGAGCACCCCTGGCCCATCCATCCTCCACCCAATACCGTCCGTCAAACTTCATCACTCGAACCGGCAGCGTCCGATGCACCAGACGGTACTTATTGGGAAATATTTTGCCTTCCCAGTTCATCACCAGTCCTCACCCAGGGATGCGGTCGTGATAGCCGGAAGCTGATCCAACTCCAGATCCGACAGCAGCCGCTTGACCTCGACATCTGCCCGCATGATCGCTTCCGGGGCAACCTCATGAACTGCGTACTTCTTCAGCGCCCAGTACACGATCAGGTCGTGATACCGCTCCGGCATGATCGGCTCCTCATCGTCATCGACCAGTGTCTGGGGCGTTCTCCAGTAGTTGTAGAACAGCACGTACTCATCGTCCGCCGGAGGGGCCACCATCAGAGCTTCGGTGGTCGGATGAACGGTGATGGAATTGGGCTTGCCGTTGACGGTCAGATCCCGGCCGTCGTTCTCGATCCAGTCGAAATACTGTCTGAAGGGAAGTCGTTCCGCATCCTTCCACGCTCCCCCAGCCTTGGCGATCTTGAACGACCGGCCATGCCACTGGGCCACCTCGTTCGCCTCATACTCGGTCGGGTTCAGCGTCGATTCATCCACGCTCATGACGTAGGACGATTCCACGAACAGAAACCGCCAGTCGATGTGCTTTCGCTGGATGTCACGCCAGGCGTCGATGATCCACTTCCTCAGTCTTTCTGACTCGCCGGTCAGTACACCTTGAGCGGTGGTGATCGGACGTCCTGAGGCTCCTGCCTCGATCCGAAGAGCGTTGATGAGTTCGACCAGGTTCATTCGTCCGCCTTCACTTCAAAGATGAAGTCACCCACCACGTCATCCAGATCCGGATCAACCGGAGAGGGAGGCGGTGGAGGAGGCGGAACCGGAGCAGGCGAGCCGCCTACGGCGATCACTTCCACCGTACAGGTCTTGGTGACTCTCCCCGCGGTCTCGTCATGCAGCTCAAGCGTGACCGTCGCAATCCCCACCCCCTGCGGATAAACCGGCAGGGTCCCGTCGATCACCGTATGCGGCGCCCGGATGTAACCAGGAGTACTGACGTCCACCTTGACCACATGATCGAAACCTGTGATCGGATCACCGTTCTGGTCCTTCAGCGCGATGAAGTACGGCGTGTCGTCGATCTCGATTGTGTGGTTTCCGTTCTCATCGACCGAATCTCCATCGGTGGTGATTGCTGTCACATCTCCAGCCACAGTACCCTCCGTTACCGTCACCGGTATCTCGATCGTCATTTGACCTCCGAAGCGGGAAGCCTTAGTTACCAAGACCGTGCAAGTTCCAACCGCAACCGGGGTGATTTCCAGCTTCCCACCAAACCCCGTCTTAGAGGCCGCCACTGCCACCAGAGAGTTCGTCGACAGCGCAGACAAGCCCGCTTGCGTCTTGCCGTTGGCGTAGATCGTGACCTCCCCTGCGCCATCGATCAGGTTCAGGGAGATGGATGTCGGAGAAGCCGAGATCGGGTGCTCGCTGAAGTTCGAGACCGTCACCAGGATGTCCACGAACACCGTCGGCACCTGAGTGCTCGCCACTCGAATCCGGGAAACACCCACCGCTATAGCCTTCACCAGGCCTGTGGAGACCACCGTCGCCGAACTACCCGTGACCACCGAATAAGTCACCGCGCTGCTGTACTCACCCGTCCCCGTGACCGTAGGAGAGAGCTGGTAGGACTCTCCAATGATCAAGGACCGTGTCGTGGGAACGCCGGTGATCCCGGTGATAGAAGACGATCCTGCCTGCTCGGCCAGGAACGCCAGAGCACCGCCGATGTACTTGTCTTCCCAGACACTGAGCCCGCTTGATCCACCGGGCACCGGGGGCGAATCGACCACCACCCCTTCGGAGGCTGAATACTGGGCATACGGTCCTTGCGCCCAAGGACTCTCAAAGGTCTGCAGCAGGCGATCCTTCAGGTTCGTGATCGTGAGCGCCGTGCCCCCAGAATAAAGTGCCGATCCGCTCGGCGGCTTGGCGACCGACACCCCCACGAATCCTGGATCAGCAGCCGCCGTGTCATCCGTTCCAACTGCGGTGACCCCAAGAGAAGTCCCGGTGGAGACATAGTTCCCACCCTCATTCACCGCTGATGATCCAGCGCCGTTGATGGACTTCACCAGCAGGACAGAGTCATGCGCGACGTTGTTCTGGATTGTCAGGACCGTGTTCGCCACCCCGTTCATGTCCAGAGCTGCCACACTCAGGTTGTCGAATCCACAGTTGATGGCTGAAACCGCGAACGAATGCTGCCCACCAAGGTTACTGACGCCTCGCTTGTAGCCTTCAAAGGCACACGCCCTGAAGTTGAACGAGTCCGAACCCGATCCGCTCGCTTCGTGGCCGAAACCAATCCCATACTCCAAGGCCAGCGTCTCATCAGCTTTGCCTTGGCAGGCTTCAAAAAAGACACTTCGACCCGTGGTCGTGTAGCCCAGATCCACCTTTCCGACCGGGACATCGGATGCCACCGCACGGCGGACCACCAGGTTGTTCACGCTGGTCGTTCCCGGACCCATCGGGGCTGTGACGCTGATCAACCCCACCCCACCAATATCCGGGCGTCGGCTGGCATCACTGAAGCCACCGATATCGGTGCCCGTGATGTCCTCGAAGGTCATCCCGTCCATGACCCCACCGTCCTTCAGGAAGGGCCGAACCATCACCGTGGCTATTCCAATATGAGACCCGGTGATCCTTCTGGCGACCCCATTGGATTGCGTCGGGAAGCCATCCCTGAGTTCAGGACCGAACACACCCTGCTCGACCCCGTCCCCGCGGATGTCCTCTACGATGTAACCGTCACACCCGTAAAGAACCAGACCCTTGCCCTCAGGCGTCGGACGATACCGCCCCCCGATATGCTTGAAGTACAGCTTTCGGATCTGGACGTCGGTCAGGTTCGCCAGGGACACCGGAAACCCCGAGTACCGCTTGAAACGCAGGTTCTCGAGCACGATCCCGGTTCGCTTGTTTCCGAGCGCAGCAAAAGCCCCATTGCCCATGCAATGAGCCGTCTGGGAGACCATCGTCACCAAGGTGTTCGGGTTCTCTCCAGTCGGCAGCAGCACGTAGACCACATTGTTCGTCGAGTCATAGCTGTACGCCTGATCAAAGTCGTCCATCGCCGTGATCGTGTCGGCCAGGTTCGTAAACAACCGACTCGCAATCACCGCATCATCGATCGATACCGCACCTGGTTGCAGATCGCTCGTCGTCGCTGACTGCGAAGTCATCGACGTGCATTTCCACAACTGCTTGCCACCCGGAGCACCAGCCTCCGTCGTCCAATCCGTCTTCCTGACACCGCCCTCGAAGTGTCCGGTATCCGCCAGCCAGTCGTTCCCCTTGATCGTCGTCCCGGGATACTGAAACGCTTCCTGCGGGAATACGCCTGTCCAGACCCCGTTCGCGGTCTTCCTCAGGTCAATTCCCGTCGGGCCGTAGGTCGTGATCGCAGACCGGAGTGTCGCCAAGGTGTTGATCGGGTTCGCCGCAGTTCCGTCCTCCGATGAACCAACAGCGCTACCAGAGAACCAGATTTCTTTCCTTCCCACCGGAGCCGGTGGAGGAGTTGGGGCAGGAGGAGTATCAGCAGACCCGGCCAGCGTTACATCGGGAGGCAGGTTGGCAAGAAACGCCGCCTCCGACATGACGAAATACGATTGCTTGCCGCCGACGCTGCTGCGCTCGATACTCGGGCAACTGTCCAGGTTGGTGAAGCAAACCGTCTGCGTACCAGCGGTCGTTGCGAGCTTGAACTTTGAGCCGCCAATCCCGGCGTTGTAACCCGCGGGCGAGAAGTCACTGACCCGCTGACCGACATAGACGTAGGCGTCACCACCCACCGAAACCCCATAGATCGCCTTGTGCCGGTCATCGACACCGTTCGGGTCTTCCTTGATCAACTCGTAGTCGAGTTGCATCTGGATGCCACGCACATCGGCACCCGGCATTGAGAGCCACGTCGTCCAGCCGTGGAAGATCGCATCCACGTTGGGGGCCAGCTTGACGGAAATTCCGCCAGCAGCCTCAGTGCGGATGTTCTGGGTGGTGACCGAATTGACGATGTCGCGCCGGTAGTACGCACCGCCGATCGCAGCCGTATCCTGGCCCTTGATCCAGACGCCTGACGTGTTCAGGATGTAATAGCGAAACCGCTTGAGCCAGAGCCGAGTATTGAGTCCTGCCTGGTGACCCGAACCGTCCCAGACCACCAGCCAGGGCAGGCTCGCGTTCCAGTATCCGTAGAACTTGTTGGTTGAGTTCCACCAGGTCGGAGTCGCCTGACCGCGCCAGTCCGCGCCCATGACAAGGATCGCGCTGCGCGACCAGCTCGCTCCCGCGTTCGCCGCGTGCAGCGTCATATCGTTGGACTTCATGTCCGAGATGCACTGAGCGGCGGTGATAGCCATCAGAGTTCGATTACGGTGCCTTCGATCACACCTCGAAAGCCGGCTGTATTCCCCGCGTTCTGACCTACAGCAACCACCGTCTGGCCGGTCGTGACCGCAACCACCCCATCGTGCTCGACCACCACCTTGGAGGTGGCTCCGTCGGCCACGAACTCCTGTAAGGTCGCCCCTTGGATGAACGTCCCCAGCAAGGGTTCCGTCGTCGGCTCGGCATGGATCTGGATCGTGACGTCACCCACGACCCCTGCCAGGGCAGGATCGATGTTCTGGAACTCGAAGGCTTGTGCGACAACCGATGGAGCCGGCGCAGGACCAGGACTCGGAGGCGGTGGTGCAGGACTACCTGTCGGGCTGCGGAGGATCGCCAAAACCCCCGAACGACCGCCCAGATCCGCCTCTGTCGACTGGACCCGGACGCTGACCGCATCGGTACTGGTCTGGCTCTTCGTGCCCAGCCACAAGGCTCTCTGAGCCCCGCTGGAGACGATGCTCTTGGCTCTTTCCGTCCATCCGGTCGGCGTCTGCCAGCCGATGTCAGTCCGGTTGTTGGCGTCATTGGCCCACGTCACCGCGACCGAGATCGTGTCCGCCTGGCTGATCGAACCACTGGCCGGTGCCGGACCGAGATCGTGCCAGAACACCCCGTTAGCAGTGTCGCTCGGAATCAGAACTTCCAAGGCGGACTCAGTCCGAGCGCCGGCAATCTCGATCGCCGTCAGCGTGCAGTAGTTAAGCGCGTCCGCGATGGCCGGCGTGACCGTGATCGTCGTCGCCCCGGCATCAACGTCTTCGGCCATCCAGAAAGTCATGCCCCGCTTCGGCGTGTACCTCAGTGGCACATCCGCCAAACGGATGAAGATCGCCCCGGTCATCGCAACCGAAGCGGTCGCAGCGGCTAGGGAGGCGGCGCCTTCGTTATAGACCTGGCCGCAGAGAATGATCGTGCTGCCCGCTGTAACGGCCGAGCCGAAGACCACCGTCCGGGCCGTCGAGTACGCAACCCCTTGGGTGATTGGCGCCGTCTGGACAACGGTCGGAACGGCCATTTACACCATCTGATTCTGGAGATCAGCCAGCCACGCCTTGCCCTTTTCCGTGTCTTTCAGGACCGTGAAGGCATGAGCCGGTGTGGCAATGGCTCTTGGCCGCTCGCCCTGCATCATCTCCATCTCGTCCTGCTCGTAGTCGGTCGTCGTCGCCCGTTGCAGGGCTTCCACGAACTTTCTGGACACAGGCGTCGCGACACCCCGGAAGACGTGCTGCGGGACACCCGATACATTCAGGGTCACCGGCACCGTCACCGGGATGCCCTTCTCGGGCGAGATCCGGATCACCACCTTCTCATGCATGAAGGCTTCCAGTTCCACCTTCTTTTTCCGGGTCACCACGTCGTTCGCCGTGACCATCTCGATCCCGACGTGCTCCATGAGTCCGTCTTCACCGATCTTCGGCTGCTGGGTCGGCAGGGTTTCAGGTGATTCCATCACGCGTGATTCCATCTTTCTCGGTCTTCCTCTTGGCATCTCACTTCACCTTAAAAAACGGGGCGAGTCGAAACCCGCCCCTCAAGGACTGCACTGTGATTACGCTGAGACGCAGCGTGCTGGCAGGAACACGCACGGCACGAACGTATAGGTGATCCCTGTCACGCCCGACATGTTGTTCGAGCCGAAGGTCCAGTTGCCTACCGCTGTCGCGCCACCCTGAACGACGATGTAGCCCACCGCGCAGGACTCAGCCGGCAACTCTGGGAACTCCAGCGCCGACTCACCCGAGGCGTAGGTGACCGCATTGCCGTCCTTGCCCTGGAACACCTGACGCTCGCCAGCGGCGTTGTAGGCCACCACGAAGACCGCTGCGCCACCGGCCGCGATCGGTCGGAAGGCTGCGCCCGTGTTTGGGTCTGTGGTCGGGGCTGCGCCGTTACTGGCCGCTGCGACCGAATAAGCCTTGCCTTGGATGCAGATGACAAGGGCCGCTGTGGTAATGGTGGTGGTGGTCCCAGCCGCAAGGCCGGAGTTCCCCATGCACAGGTTTGCGCTTCCCAGCGCGTTCGATGCTGCTTCGCTCATTTCCTTGTCCTATTCGGTGAGACCGCCCGAGTTCGTCGGGGTGGTCAGTGTGGCTTCGTAGTCGGTGTCCGTAACCGTCGCGTCGTCATCGAGCTTGCCGGCGATCAACGCCAGGTCTGCCGCTGCCGAGTTGGACGTGTCCAGGGCTGCCATGAACAGGCGCCGAAGCGCCCTCACGGCAGGTGCTCCCAGACCGGATGCGTTGAGTTCTTGGTTGATGGAGGCCATCTCAATCTCCTCAAGCAGCCAGGTCAGAAACCGCGCATTCCAGACGGACCATCCAGTTCTCATTCAAGCGAACCACGTCCATCCAGATCTTCGCTCCGACGAAGCCATACCGACCCAGCGGGGTTGCCGCCGACGGCCTGGCAGGAATCAGCACCGGGGTAATCGCTCGAGCACCCCTCAACGCCACCTGACCCCAGGCGTTTTCCGCCACGATGATCACCGGGTAGACGTCGATGTTCGTGTCGTCCTCGGCCTTCATGCCCGTGGAACCCACCGCGGCACCAGCACCCAGGAAGGGAACGAACAGCGGGGACAGCACGAACCGCACGTTCGGCACCGCGCCAACTTCACGCGCATGCACCGGGGTTCCCGAGGCGTACTCCTCAACTCCAATCCAGCCCGGCAAGTCCTCGAGGTCAGCCGACAAGTCGGTGTGACCGAAGGCGATGAACGCCGGCTTGATCGGGGACGTGCCGTAGTCCGGGCTCGCATCCAGCTTCTTCGTGACCATAAAGGCCCGAGCACTCTGGAGGGTCCGAACCGCTCGCCGGATCTGATTGATCTGGATCGGGGTGTCGATTCCGGCTCGAGTTGTGCCGTTGGCGTAGTCCACCACCGTTCCGCCCTTCAACTGACCGTAGCGGACCAGTTCGGTCACCTCGGTCAGGACTTCAGCCGTCATCGTCCGGGCATCACCCGGGATGTCGTCCGCGTACATCTCTGCGGCTTTGGAGCTGAACTTCTCGACGTAGCCATACTCCTTGAGCTGGCTGGTCACGTCCGTGTAGGTGTGGCCGTGCGTCGGGGGGTTCACGCCTTCCGTGAGGCGGAAAGCCGCTGGATCGATGTCGGGGGTTCCGTTCGCCTTCTGGTTGAAGACATTCATGCGCCTCCAACTGATGGTGTCGGTCTTCCTCATGGGCTGCTCTTTCTGCAGGCCGAAGGAGCCCAGAACCTCGATCGAGGCTGCGTGCGCAAGCATTTCCTGCGCCGCATTGACGAGAACCCGCTGTGCGGTGGTCCCGTAGGTGGTCATCGTGACTGACATGATTCGTCCTTACGCAGCCCGTTTATTGGCCTGCTTGAGTTTCGACAACAAGGCCCAGTCTTCTTCCCAAGTCATGTTGGTCGTGTCGACCTGACCTCTGGAGGCTTGTGCCCCGGTGGGGATGACGGACTGAGACAGCTTGGCTTGACGCTCGGCAGCGACCTGATCAGCGGACTTTCCGGTCGGCTTTTCGGCAGGCTTCGATCCAACGTACAGATTGAGCATCTGGATCGCGTCGTCCGGGTCTGGACTGGTATACAGGGCACGAATGCCAGGCGATTGCTTCGCCTTCCACGACTCGAACTCAGGGGTGGCGATCGTCTTGGTCCACTCGGGATGGACTGCTGCGACCGCCTGATACGCTTCGGACATCTGCCGTTCGGCCTGCTTGCTCTGCGTGAGCGTGCTCTGCACGACGGGGGCGATCTCGGACTGGAGCCCAGCCCTGATTCGTGCCTCGATGTCCTTGGCGATCTGATCGGCGTCGACTTTCGGCTGGGCGGCAATAGCGGCCTTCAGGCGATGCTCGAGCACCTTCTCAATGGCTTTGCCCCACTCGGGGTTCTCAGCCTTGATCTGTTCCCACTCATCCGGGTCTTTGGCCGCTGCAGCAATCTCTGCTTCGGTCAAGCCTTTAGGCGTGGGCGCTGCCGCGGCAATGGCTGCCTCGGCCTTGGTCTGGTTCAGTTGGGCAACGGCGCTGCTGATCTGCCTGACGTTGCCGACGGTCTCCTGGTGCGACTTCGCCAACTCAGCGATGGTCGACTGCACCAAGGACAGCGGATCGGGCTTCTCAGGCTCTTTGGGAGCGTCAGGCGGGGGAGGAGGGGGTTCAGCAGGCTTCTCAGTGGGTTCCGGCTGCTCTGCAGGCTTCTGCTCAGGATCGGCAGCAGACGCCTTCTCGGCAGATACCTTGGCCCACTCAGCCTCGAAGGCTTCGTCCGTCACCGACTCAAAGTCGGACCGCTCAGGACTGTTCTCGGTCATCCGTCGTCTTCTCCAAGTTCAGCAGAGATCGGAGAAGTTCTAGACGGACCCGCAACTTGGCGGTCGTCTTTTCATCCTGGTCGATGTAAAGGGCCGTCTCAGCACTTCTGACGCGCTGTTCAGCCCATTCCTTGACCCGATCCCACGGAACGTTTGTTCCCATCGCCGAAGGATCGGGCGTAGACGGTAGGTTTTTTACACTTGCGCTATCGGGCCGGCGGTTGGCGTGGGATAATTAGAAGGCAGGCTGGTTCAACTCCAGCTCGCTGGCCGAGATCGGGTGAAGGACAGGAGTCGATATCCTGACGGGCGAAAGCCTAAGCGAGTGGCGCACGGTTTGGTAATGCGCAGGCCTGGCCGCCGGGAAAGACCGGCACCATCACGCATGCGGATTGGTTAGAAGTGGATCTGTAACGGGTCGCGAGCCGAAGGAACCTTCCACAGGGCGCTCGCCTAAGTCGCACGTAGCAGCCGACCAGTCCGCAGTCGTGATGGTGAGATGCGCCGGCTGAGGCGCTTGCAGTTGTTGCGTGGAAGGGTGACACGCCTTGTACCCCCACATGAACGGGGGAGTCAGAGCCCAAGCCGAGATCAGCACGGCCACCATCAACCTTCAGGAGCGGCGATGGTCCGGATCATCTACGGCAGCGACGGATGGTGGAAGATGTACTGCAAGCGGCGTCTATGGGCCGAACTCGACACCCTGCATCCACTCAGATTTCTTCGACGGCTACGTGCTTTCCTGCGCTACCGCGTCCGTACCCGCTACTACTGAACCGGCGCCTGGGGCCGACCCTTTGGCTTCCTGAACGGCCCATTCAGCTTCTGCTGCCCTGCCCTCACGATTGACTGTCGCTGCTGGGCCTGGATGTCCATGACTTTGCCGGCCAACTGCGCCTTGATCTGGTTCACCTGCAGGTTCATCTTGTTGGCATGCTCCAGGATCATCAGCCGCTCCTGCAGCTCCATCTTGTAAATCTCGCGCTCGTCGTTCCTCTGCGCTTCTTCCATCCGCAGCGCCTGGTTCACCCGTTCCGACTCGCCCTCTACCCGTTCGCCCTCGATTGCAGCCATTGCACGGGCCTCTGCGACCTTCTGGTCGGACTCAGCCTTGATCCTGGCAGCCTCGATCCTCGGGTCTTGTGGCGGGGGCTGCTGGGCTTCCTTCCGAGCACGTTCGGCTTTCTCTTCTTCCGTGTAGCCGAGGTCAGGCATTGATGACATCTGGATCACCGCCTTAGCCAACTTCGCCTTGCTGACCTCTGCTGCGAACTCAGGGTCTTGCGTCATCGCAATGATGTTCGCAATGTCCTGCTTCTGCTGGTCCCTGATAACGAGATGAGTCGAGCCTCGAGCCCGGACCTGATAGTCCCCCTTGATCTCTTCGTTCGGGTTGAACTCCATGTTCCAGTCGTAGTACATCTGCAAGTGCGGCGTCGTGATCTGATCGTCGAAGTTCCTGGCATACCGCTTCAGGACCGTATTGGCCGAGTTCATCAGGATCGTCGCCACGCCGACCTTGTCCGGAGCCGTTCCCCTGTCCCCTTGCATCAGCATCGGCATGGACGTTTCCTCGTCCGCCAGTCGGCTCGCCATCTCGAAGATGTTGGCTAGTTCCTGCTGGTTGCTGGTGATCTGGTGGACCTGGAATGAGTCCTTGGTCATGTTTGTGGCCCCGTCCGCCCGGGTGTACCACTCCTTCATCCCGCGGATCTTCCAGTCGCCATCCGCCGGTTCGATAACGCTTCGGTCGACCACGATCTGCGGGCCGTGGCTGACCCCGGCGTTGTCCTGCATCTGCCGCCAGGCGCTGTTCATGGACTTTTGGGCGCTTCTCATCAAGTGCGGCACACCCAGCCCCCAGGGACTTCCCGAGACCCGCTCCCACTGAAAGAAACAGTACGGGATGGCTCCAGACGACTGGGGATTCAGGATCGCCTTGATCACCCGGTCGTTGCACATGACCACTACCGCCGACATCGTCGACAGCCGGATCTCATCGTCGATCGGAACTCCCAAGGCCTTCAGGTCGTCAACATCGGCCTCGCCCCAGTAGTGCCACAGGTCGTACTGGTTCTTGTTGAGCAGCCCCGAATCCAGATACCCAGAGCGGTTGTTGGTCAGCAACTCAGCCGGCCGGGTCGGCTCCTCTGCCAGGCAAGCCAGGATGGCATCCCGGTCGAATCCGTCGATGTCCACCAGAAGCTTCAGAGCCTGCTTCGATACCGGCTCCCGCTCCCAGAAGTACGAGCCCTTGCGCGGGTCTTCGCCACATCCGTCCGCCGGATAGGCGTTCCAGGGATCGACCCGGTTGGACGCTGGCCGCAGATCCTGCTTCGGGACCGAGTCATAGTAGGACTTGCCCGACGGATCGTTCTTCCTGACCCACGACCGCTTGACCCGGTTGACGACGATCGGGCCTCTCAAGACCCCAGTCCCCAACTGCGCGGCGTCGTCGATGATCTTCCTGCCCTCGGCGTGGTACAGGCATTCAACGAGCTGATCGTCGACCTCGGACTGCATCCTGAGACACTTGTCCCGGGCGATCTTCATCGTGTCCGTGACCATGTCCCCCACCGTCAGGGGTCTATCCTCGGTCGGATGCGGGAGTTCCTGGCCTGACTCGGGGTCCTTGTACCGCTCATTGGAATGGCTCTTGAGCGCATCCATGAGTTCAGGCACAGGTGTCGGCTCGAGCGCCCAGTTCCGGTCGTCGGTGGGGAACAGCATGTCCGCCATCCGGGCAGAGGCTGAGTTCGTCTTCTGCCGGGTCTTCTGAATGAAGACCGTCGAGCGAAACTTGGTCGTCTGGTTGTTGGCGGTCTGGACCGGGACGCCGCTCTCCAGGATGGTCGCTAGATCGGTCCTGACGCCCCCGTCCCGGCCGTTGTAGGCGTCCATGTCCTCCATCCAGCGGGACTCGACGCCAGAGCCTGCACGGGCCTTGATAGCCTCGGTGCGCTTCTTGATGAGTTGGAGTTTGAACTCCTCGATCCGCATCAGACGGTCGGCGGTCTCCCGGGATTCCTCGTCCACCTCGTCTGCGAACTTGTCCAGGATCTCGATCATTCGTGAGCCTTCGGAACACTAGGCTCTATAACGCAACAATCGTCCGAAGCGTCTAGCCAGATATCGTGGTGATAGTCATCGTCGACAGCGAGCACTACTCGCCTGTCCCCACACTTTTCCCTGAATGACTCCAAATACCGGATGAACTGCGAGACGGTCATCTCCATCAGGCGATCTCTCCGCGGCGCTCTGGCTTGGTAGGCTTGGTCGCCTCCAGTTGGGTCGTGGACTGAGGATTCAGCACAGTACGCTGTGCAGTCTCAACACCCCACCTCGGCATCTCCCCCCGATTGGCGCAGCAGGCATCGCACTGGCAGACCGGGTAGTCAGACTTGCGCTCGGTCTGGCGGATCAGGTCGTTGATCGTGCCCATCGCTACCACGTCTCGTTGTCAAGAACCGCGTACTCAAATATCGGCTGGCCGCTCTCATCCGCTTGATCAGCGCTTACCCGCTTCGTGACATGAACATGAGCGTTCGGCACACGCTGACGGATGGCTGCAACCGCCTCGACAATCTCAGCGAACTCGTCTTCGGTCAGCGAAAACTTGGGCGACGTGTTCTCTTCAATCTGCCGCTTCTCTGTCATCTCAGTACCCCGTCTCGCTATCTAGCACGGCGTAGGGGACGAACATCGACATGTCCGCCTTGGGCTTGGTCAGCGCGTGCCTGAGCATCATCTGGGCGTACCTGGAGGCGCTCAGAAGGTCATCGCGCTCCTTCACCAGCTTGCCGTCCTTCCGGTGATACAGCCGGAACTCCTCGAACCACTCCGTTAAATGGCTCGCCACCTTGAACCGGCCCGTCTGCATCCGGTTCAGCATCTCCATCACCCCGGCTTCCACGCTATTCCCACCTCCTGAACCGTCAGGCTTGGCTGGGTGAGTCGCATGGACCTTGAGCATGTTCACGCCCCGTTCCCGGTACTGCTTGGCAAGGGCTTCGCCGGCAGCCGTATCGTTGTTGCCGTCGTGCGGCCAGGCCATCGGTATCCACGGGCCTCGAGACCTGGCAGCCTCGGCGTGGAAGACCGGCGACTCATGTCGTTGCCGGTAGGCGTCGTACAGGTGCAGGACGTCGTTATCGCGGTCCCAGGCCAGCCAGGCAATAGCCGTCGGGTGATCCCAGCCGAAGTCGATGCCGGCGATCCTGGGCCAGTGGGCAGGGATCTGGATCGGACCTTCCGTGATCAGGCTTTCAGGAACCGGGAACACCCGGCCGGAACCCATGATCGGAATGCCCTTCGTCCTGGCTTCCCGCTCATGCTCCGGATAGGAGGCGATGATGGCCGCCTTCTCCTCCTCCGTGTAGTGCTCAACATCGTCCAGGGTCATCGTGACCAAGGCCTTCTGGACGCTTCCGGAGGCTTGCATGAAGCTCATCACGACGTCGGTGACGCCCTGAAGCGGGGTGAAGGTGGTGAAGACCGGCCTACGCCCGACGTTGGTCCGGGTAAGCAGCTCGGAGTAGATATCAGGAGGGGGCTCCTCGTCGCACCAGCCCCAATCGATGGTGTCGCCCTGGAACTTTCGCCGCCCCTGGTCATAGGACTTGAAGAAGATCTGGCTGAATCCGCCTGAAACATGCCGGATCTTGCAGACCGAAATAGCATCCTTGACATTCGGGTAAGGAGAGATCTCTGCGATGCTCTCCCGCGGTATCGTCCCTGTTCCACGCGCAGTAGCCCGGCCGAGCAAGAGCCGTTGGCCGGCATCCCGGCTGACTTCCATCGATTCAGAGGCCGCCCAGCCCACATTAGGCTTGGTGAACCGGTAGCCTTCCCACCAGTCTGGATAGGCTCCAGTGGTGTGGTAAGCGATCTCAGCGGCTGCAGCGAGGGATTTGCCTGACTGGTTGGCTGCCATGAGGAGCCGTTCCCGCACAGTTGCGCCCAGCCGGTGAAATTCAAGCTGTTTAGGGTACGGCCGGTAATCCCGGAGCTTCCTTCCCTCAGCACGACGGTCACGTTCTTCAAGCTGCCTGAGTAATTCGGCTACTTGCAGCTTGGCCGAGCGCGGTAGCGACGGAAGAACCGAGCGCAAGTATTCGGGCGTCAAGGGCGGCGTCTGAGACGTCGACTGCTCCACTATGGTTAATGTCAATCTTGTCACCGTATCGCTTGGGAGCCAGCTTTGCTGCCCGCCACTGGATGACGCCTACGGCTACCTTGGCTGCATTCGGATCAAGCGTCCTGTCGAGAACCTGCTCAACAATCTCCATCTGCCGCTCATCCATCAGATCCGCTTGCGCCTCGCGCGCGCATGCGTACTTGGCGACAAAATCTGGGTCTTGAGCCAACCACCGTTCGACAGTTCTGCGCTCAGGCATTCCGTCATCCCGACAGATTCGGCGCAGACTTTCGCCCTCAGCCACCCGCTCGCAAATGGTGTTGGCAAGTTCTTCGGTGAAAAGGGATGGTCGCCCTACAGGGCGTTTGGGCTTGTCTGCCATGAATGACAGGATCAGCCGAGAATGGTAGGTTTTTTACACCTCAGGCCGCATAGAAGTCCCGGAGTACCAAGCCGGCCTTCCCGTCTGGCTTCAATTCCTGGCAGGAAGAAAGGGCTGGATCAAGCCACGCCTTTGGATACTCGCGAGCCTCATCTCCAGCATCGGCTTGTGCCATCACCCTGGCCTGCCGCGCTGTAGGGGCACGAATGACGAAACCGAAAGCCTTGTCGTACCACGGGTTCCATGGGCCTGTATTGGGGTCAACTGGTCTAAGCAGCCAGAGTTTCATCTTGTCTCCAGAGGTGCCCGGTGTACGGACCGGGCGGCACGGATTGATCGGCGGGTGGAGACACAGGGTGTATTGCCCGCCTCAATCTGCCGGTGTTATGCCCGACGGCCGGCTACGGGTTCACGCTCCTGATTGATGGGCCTTGCAATAGCAGCAATCTGGTTCTGATAGATATCCACCGTCCTCGGATAGCCGACCTCGTTAACTAGCGACTGTTCCATCAAGCAAACTACGTAAGGATCGGCATACTCCACCTCGCCCTTGATTTCCACCCCACTCTTAAGCCATATGGTGAGTTGCTGCCCCTTCCTGATGGGCGGCCGGCGGATTGCTCGGTTGCCCTCTGTGTCCTTCAGCCAGAAATCCTCACTCATGGCTGATCCAGATGTGGTGGCCGATACGCTGGGCGGAGTTCGCCCTCAGGCCGACCTGCAATATGCTCGATTAACTTACGCTCGGACTCGGCCAGGCTTTTCGACTCTCCGTACTCATAGTCGTACTCATAGCAGGCTGAGAAGTTGTCAGCTAGCTCAGCAAGTTTGGCCTGCCAGATACCATATTTCGTTGTCGGCGGTCGCTCTGGAAGAGGTTGCCATTTGTACCGTTCCTGACTCATCGCTCTCTCCATAGCCTGTGCAGGGTGGATGCCTACGTCACAATCCGGAGGCGATCCTTAAATTCCTCAGCCGGATCGAATGCTGGTGCGGGGTTACGCCAGTCGGTCTGATCCCAATTCCCCTTCCCGTGATTACAGTCGTGGCACAGCACTTGCAGGTTATTCACGTCCAGCGCCAACTCCGGGAACAGCCGGCGGGGCTTGATGTGGTCAACGTTTATCTTGATCCCGTCTGCTGGTGTCGCGCCGCAGCATCCACACCTAGCGCCATCCCGCTTGATCGCCACCATTCGGATGCGGCGCCACTCATAGGTCTCGAGAAATGCGTCCGACCGCGGATCGACCGCATACCCCTTGGGCGATTGGAGATAGACGATTGCCCGCTTGGCCTGGAGCGGCTGCATCTTCGGTCGTGGAGTAGCCGGCTTCCTAGCGAACGAGATCTCCAGCCGTTTGCAGAGATCCGCCAAAAACGGCTGTTTGCGCGTTCCCTTCTTGACTCCTTCTGCCAGCACGAACGCAGCCGCGAACTCCTCAGGCTTGTGTGCCTTCAGCGCGGCAAGAACTAGATCGAACTTCCCGGCCGCTCTCATGTACCCGTTCTTCCTCGCATACGTCCCGAGGACCGCAATCATCTTTGATGCACCCGCCATCGCATGCTCCCTATACGTCGTGGGAACAGCAAAAAGCCGTACTTCGGCTGATGCCTCCCCGTGCGGGCGGACACGGTTGCCTCTCGGCTTGGAAGCACCATGCGAAGTACGGCTCATGGTGTTTTGTCATCGTACCCTTGCCCGCACGTTGACAGCTTCATGGTCAGGGACGGAAGGTAGGATAAATGCACATCACCTCAGACTGTCCCAAATCACCCGCCAGTAGTACCGGCAGCAGACGACCACTTCCCACCACAGGTTCCTGATCCGATGGCGCTGCCGGCGGTAGAAACGGCTGATGTGCTCGTTCATCCACGCCTCCGAACCAGAATTGCAGCAATCTCCTTCAAATCAGCCTCCTGACGCTTGAGCAAAGTCATCAACTCATTTGTCTGCAACTTGGTGGGTAATTCTGGGCCTCGCAGACAGGACAAAAGGCGGCGCAGCCAGTTCATGACTGTTCCTTAGCCCGACGGCGAACTTCCCAGTTCCTGATGGCCCAGTCGCACAACCAGCCTGTTCCGATCATGATCAGCCCGCAGGCGAATATCTTCTGCAGGGTGATTTCCGGCCCGTTCCACCAGACCAGAAAAATGACCGACATCAGAAAAAATAACTGATCGATGTACTTCATGGCTCCACCACCTTCACGGGCAATCCGTAAAAATACGCGCTCCCATCCTCACGAACCACCACGGCTGAAATGTCGTTCAGGACATCCCTTTCATCTGGGGTGACCTCCAAGCATGTAAATGCCGCCCGATCAGACGACTGCATAACTTTCATCACCTCTAGAAATCTGGCACGGATCTCTTGTTCAGTCTCCCGAGCCGCGATCAACCGCTTTAGCTCGTCAGGATCACGCGGGATCAGTTTCATCCCACCACCACCGGAACGCCCTGGTACTTGGTCTGGCCGGTGTAGTGGGGGCCGTAGGATGCCCTGAGCATGTCGTGCTCCTGCTGGGTCACGACCAGGGGGTTGATTCCAGCCTTGACCTGGTCCTCCAGGATGATGCACAGCCGGTGGACCCGGGCGTTCTGGGCCTTGTTCATCGATTCCAGTGGGTGTGAGTACATTCAATCCTCCGCGGTGATCAGCAGAAAAGGGGCTTGGACAGTCTTCAGTTCGCCATCCTGAATGACGTCTGCCGGATCATCGACTTTGGTAATGGATTCGATGGTGACGTCCCCGGATCGGCTGGTGGAGAGGAGACAGACCAGGTCGCCGTGGCTCGATTTAGCCTTCTCGAGGTGGTCGATTAATTCACTGATCAGCATTTTCAGCCTCCGGTGGTCCCTGAAAACTTGCTATCACAATCGCAACCAGCACAGCCAATCCTTTGCGCTCCTGGGGGGAATTGGCCGTCAGGACGACTGCCTGCGGGCCGTTGGTGTCGACATCTTCCTGGCTATCTCCAGCGGTCTGGACTTCCACTTTTGCTACCTCCTTCCATGTGTTTGTGCGAGTCTGAGCAACCTCTCCCCCAGTTCGTACGACGGGCAGATCGTGGGGTCAGCACGCAGCGCCTTCAGATGTTCTTCCGTAGACCCGCACCTCAGCGCGATCATGCGATAGGTCATACCACCGATCCTGAGGTTATTGAGCAGGATCGACCAGCGGGATGTTCCGGTCATCACCGCCGCATGCAGGATGACCAGCAATTCCCCAGCCGGATGCCGCGGCTGGACGTTTGGATCGTTCACCAGTCTGGTGATCTGGCTGCGGTCACAGCCGATATGCTTGGCTATCCGATGATCGAACCAGCCCCGCTCCCGAAGGTCCAGAACCCTGCGTCCCATCTCTGAGATGGCGCCAGGTCTTTCGGTGGGGGTGACTTCGATCTCATCCACAGTGATCACTTTCCCTCCAACTCGGCCACGTTGCGGTTGATCTCAGCGATCTTTGCTTCAGCCCGCTGACGCAATTCGTCTACCGCATCCAATCGCTTGACGTACATTCTTTGGGCATCATCAGGCTTTACCTGATACCAGTTGTATGCGTCACCCGACAACAGATGCCTGGCCGGCTCCTTCTTTAAAATCACGCCATCAAGGACAACCGCCTCGGCCTCCACGATATCGAATGGGAAACCGCCGTCACCGCCGACCACCCAGTACACCTTTCCGAGTTCGACCGCCGGCAGATCATCTTTTATCGACATCACTCGTCCTCCTTCAGAAGCCCCCGAATGACCAGGAAAGCCTTCCGGTGCAGCTCGGCGGACTCCTTATCTCCCGACCAGAAGGCCGCTTCGGCCATCGCATGGTCGAAGTGGTGGTATCCGTCCCGGAAATAGCCGTTCGGGCCTTCCACGCAGTACCTGACGTCAGTGCCGATCCGGTACTTCCTGACCGTGTGGACGAGGGCTGCGTCCATCTTGGCGACCGGCGGCCAGATGTAGTTGACCGCAGAAATACGCACATCACCACCGGCGGCATACCGGTCGATCAATCGCTTCATCTGCTCCGCGCTGAGGTTAAGATTTACCGGCTCCGTCCACTCCTGCTCCATGTCCATAGTTACCCTTGTGGCTTGATTCGGTACTGACGGTTGGGCGCCCATTGCGGGATGACATCTTCCCAATGCCCGTCGAAATCCATCTGGATCTGAGCACCCTCTGCGTAGGCGATCTTCAGGTCCAGAAACTTGTCCTGCCGGGGGTCCAACTTCAGGGCCACACAATCATCCTGGGGACGATAGACGTAGTGGGGGAACCGTTCCCGCCACGCTAATACCTCCTGCAGCACAAGCGCCAACTCGGCGTTCGTCATCGCTTCCCCTTCGGCTCATGTTTCGCGCCATCGAAACCACACACGTTCTCGCCCTTCCTGACGATCTCCGCACAGTCCCTCGGGCCTTTGAGTTGCGCCCAGACTTCCGGATGCACGCAGACAGGGCGCTGGCTGGGATACCAGGGGCGGCTGTGCAGGCAGTTCGAGCACGCTTTCATCAGTACAAAGCCTCGCTGTAGAGCTTCATTCCGTTCAGACCTTGGCCGCAGGCTTCTGGCCGCCAGAGTTGGCCAGCGCGTAGGGCAACCTCGTATGCTTCCTCGCGGGGCATGAAGACGCCGTACTGGTCGACAAACCCCTGGTCTTCGTCCAGGCAGTTGAGAAACCGAGTGCCGTCCTGGCGGTACTGGATCTGCTCGTGCATGTCACGGCTGTAGTGCCGGATGCCTAGCAGCAGCCTGCCGTCTTTGGACCGGATTGCCGCGCACACGACGCGCCTCACGCTTCCACCTTCACATGGACTGCGTATTCCTTGCCCTTCTTCTGCCCGTACTTCCACGTCAGCAGGGGATCGCCATCGTCCCGCTTCAGCCAGTCACTCATGTTTCCCATCCCGGGATCAACGAACCCACCTTGCGAGCGATCTCCCTGTATCCCTTCTCCTCAACCACCACCAACTTCACGGTCGGGTGATATTTCGCCATTCGTCTGATGACCGTCTTGCTCCGGGCATCCATCCATCCCTTGACCTCGTGCCATTCAACCGTGCCGCCGAGGTTAGTCACTTTGAAGTCTGGAAGGTAGCTAACACAGCCACGCTTGATCCCGTCGAACCAAAATGTCTCAGCCTCATGCTCCCAGTCGGCAATCTGTCCTAGCCCTCTGAGCCATTCCAAGTAGCGGCCATAGTTGGCCTCCCACCTTGACCGGAAGAACACCCGCCTATCACCGATCTCACGCCATCCCGCCTTCCAAGATCCTCGTGGATTGGCGAAAGGGACACCCTGCTCCCTCCTTCTACGAACGCGGCTGTACACGAAATCATCCTTCTCCGTCTGAGTCCTCGACGCCCACCATTCCCTGCCTTTCTGTCCGAGAACTGCTTTCGTTTCCGCCGAATGTCGCATGCCAAGCGCACCACGCGGATGCCCATGCTCAGCTTGATAACGCTTAGTCCCGGCCACAATGGCGGCTTTCCTGGCCTCAGGCGTCTCGTGCTTGCGGTATACCTTCCACGCCTCGACCCGCTTACGCGACTTGAGCGTCAGACCCAAAGAGCGCGCCTTTCGGCTGATGTTGGTCTTATGTCGCCCCAGCTTCACCGCCAAGCCGCTCAAGTCAATGTCTTGAGCCAACCTCGCGTTCTCGTAAGCCGCCTTCAAGGCGTCGATCTCTGCGTCGGCCCACCTGACGCCACTCACGACCGCCTCCCGTCACGAATCCTCAGTTCCAGCCGGGCTAGTGCATTCCACGCGGCCTGGGCTGCGTGCAGCAAGCCGCTGTCGGTATCGTGTGTCTCACCAGCAGCCTCAGCCAGCAGGTGCCTATACATGGCGTCGGTGTACCTAGCGTGACCATCCGGCACTTCCAACCAACTATTCGGGGCGTACTTCTTCGCCCCAAAGGACGTAACCTGCGCCACAGCTTCTAGTGCATGTGGAAAGCCACCGACCATCAAACCGATACGGTTCTTCCCCTCGTCTAGCTTTGCGCCTGGCTCGTGCTGGCTTCTGCCCGTGGGGTCACTTTCGATCACCTCGCCCTCCGCTTCTGCCGATCCCGCGCACCTACTGGCCTGCCCCGCTGCAGGGCCTTCAGATCAGGCTCTGCGTCGATGTCGTCCAGCGCCTCGTTGATGGCCTTAGCCGTCGCCGTGGTTACCGCTGTCTTGATCCTGCCGGTCAGGATTCTGGACACCGTCGAGGGCGCTACCCCTGCCACCCGGGCGACTTGGCCGATGATTCGGCCTCTCAGGCGCTCTTGCAGGGTCATGACTCACCCTTTCGCTCAATGCAGTCATCCTGCGGGCGGTAGATGTACTGCGGGAACCGTTCGCGCCACGCAGCGCGCTCTCGCCGCACTTGGTCAATCCATCCACCGGGGTTGTTTTCTGCGATCCAGCCACGTACTTGCTCTTGGAATGCGTCACGCTCGGCCAGCGCCTGCTGTGCTCGATCGTAGAACTGCCGCCGAGACAACTCGTTATCCATGACCATGTCATAAGGCATTTGAATCACCGCCCGCAGCATTAGGTCGCTCACCCGATCCTCTCGTCATATCGGTGGTTGTGCTCATCCGGCTCGCCCTTGGATGCCCATCCCAAGCAGCGCAGGATCACACCCATGATCAGCGCCCAGATCAGCACGACACCTACTGCCCACCAGCCCCAATGCAGGGCATCTAGCCAGGCGATCATGCGGCCTTCCTGTGCTCAGTCCAGACGCTATGAATGGCGAACAACAGCGCGATGCCTGCCATTGACAGGTTTATCCATTTCTCGGTTACCGGCGCCAGGACTACCCACGTCATCAGCAGCCAGTAGTGCTTTTCGCTCACGCCGTGAACTCCTGCACCCGCTCCGGGATGCTCTCGGTGCTCATATCGTGAAATCCAGTAGACGATCCCATGCCTCGTCGACCTCGGTTTCGATCGGCACATCTTTCGATAGGTCGGCGTCGGGGTCGTTGATTGGACGAAGCCGGTCAGGAGGAGCGGTGAAATATGAAGCTGAGGGATAAGCTACACGGCACCAATCCGCCTCTATCCACCAAGTTCCATCGGCAGCATCCCACTTGACCACCTGCACGACTCGGCCGATGAACTGCCGCTCCCACCACGGAAGATTGACGAGGTAGCACAGCATTCCGGGCCTGATCATGCGGCCTCCCTATCCTGAATTTCCTCAACCATCTGAATCCGCTGGCCCAGCCAGGACATGCAGTTGACGGCCATGCTGTTGCCGATCACCTTGTACCGGGGACCGTCGGAGGCGGGCTTGCCGCGGTAGGGCACGTCCGTCCAGCCGTCGGGGAAGCCTTGCAGGCGCTCGCACTCAAGGGGCGTCAGGCGGCGGACCTGCATGCCAGAACCGACCGCCATCTGCCCGCCACCGTTCGCATGGCTACCGTCATGGCCCATGCTGCGAAGCGTCGGGGCTATGTCGCCTGCGTCTGCGCCGTGATCCTTGCAGGAGAAGGCGATTGCCATCGACGTGCCGTTGGTATCCAGCGGCCCGGTCTTCTCGCCGTACTGGATCACGTCCGATTGGCGGGCGTCGAAGGCGATGGCCGGCGGATGCCCAAGGGCCACCAGCGGATGGCAAGGATCGCCCGGCTTCGGGTTGCTGTAGTTCGCCTTGCTAGTGATCTGCGTGGTGTCGAATGCGATGGCTCCCACGCCGATCCCGCCGCGCCCGCCGTTCGGCGTCAGCAGCGCATTGGCCGTACCGTCGGATCGGTACTCCAGATCATGCGATTCGCCCCGGCCTCGGATGGCGAGAGTGTATGTCGGCACCAGCGGCGTGCCCCTGCCCGTCCCGTCCTCGCTGGCGTCGAATCCTTCGCCGGTCAGGGCGTGGGCGACGGCGACCACCATCTCCGACCCATTGCCGGCATTGCCATTACCGCCCATCCCAGCCTGCAGGGTAGCCGCGACATCGCCGCCGCGACCGCAGGCGACCAGGGGCGACTGGTTGTTGACGCACTTTCCGATGTTGCTGCGGGTCAGGAATGGCACATCGGCTGCGCCGCCTTCGGCATTGCCGAGATAGGACGCTCGCTTGTCCGCCCAATGTTTCCCAGCGTTGCCGCGTTGCGTGTTCTCCTTCGGAGTCACCGTCTCGAGGTGCGCGGGGTTACAGCACGCCGGGTTCCGGCATTGGTGGTCGAGTTGCAGCCCGTCAGGTATCTTCCCGACTTGATCCATGAAGGCGAAGCGATGCGCCCGCACAGTGCGTTTCTCGCTCCCTGACCAGAAGATCCCGTAGCCCTTCTCGTTCTTGCTGCCGATATAGGCCCAGCACGGCCCGCTGGTATCGACCTTCTGCCAGAACCGTTCAGCATCCGGTCGGCCCGGGATGTTGATCGGCTTAGACCCTACGTCACCGGAAGTTCTCCATCGCTGGTAATGAGTTCCGCACCATCCGCGTTTTTCAGCTGGTCGTCCGCATCCAGTGACTGAGCAACGGCCATTAATGCCGATTCCAATGCTTGGGGAAGCGATTTCCCGCGCTTCTCGGCGCGGCGCAGGATGCCCGAGCAGGCCCTCGCGCTCAAGTAGTACCGCTGCGGCACGCTGCCAGCTTCCAAGACATCCGACAACGAACACACGCCGCCTGCGCTGCGGAACGGCACCAGGGTGTGATTCCACTCGGGTGTACTGAGCGTCCAGAACTTTGTAGCTGAACCCGAACCCGAGTTCTGCCAGACCCCCAAGGAGGGCTCCAAAATCTTTTCCTCCGTTAGACGACAGGAGTCCGGGGACATTCTCGTAAACCACCCACTTGGGCCGATAACGATCAACAATTCCAAGATAGGTAAGGATGAGGTTGCCACGAGGATCATCCATTCCTTTGCGGAGACCGGCGACGGAAAATGACTGACAAGGGGAACCGCCGACGATGAGGTCAACAGATCCATCTGGCCATTCTCGGAACTTAGTGACATCCCCAAAATTCGGCACTCCTGGAAAGTGGTGCGCCAGTACCGCGCACGCAAAGGGATCGACTTCGGCAAATCCAAACGGTTCCCACCCGAGCGGGTGCCATGCACACGACGCAGCTTCAATTCCACTGAATAGGCTTAAATAGCGCATCAACTCGGCATCCTGCGGGCTTGCACGAACTGGCGCAGCTCGGCCAGGGCGGCTTTTACCGTCGGGCTGTCCGGATCGGCTATCTTCTCGTCATGCCCCAGCAGCGGCGGCATACCGCTGACTCGAGCCGCTTCAGCCTGCTCGCGCACCAACGTCACGAACTCGGGCAGCGTCGGCGGCCATGCGCTGGGCATCTCGGGCAAGTCCTGCAAGGCCGCGGCAATGCAGGCCGGCGGGTACTTCGCCAGCGCCTGCCCCCATGCAGCCTTCACTTGGCCCATGTCCGCATCGAGCCACATGGCGCCGACTTTCTGGCTGCCGTAGATCGCCGTCAGCCGATCAAAAAGTCGGGCCAGCCAAGCGTCGGGGAGGGATTTCTCGGACTGTGACATCGATGGGTTCCTGCTGGCGGGTTCTGCCGGTGAGGCCGGCAATAGTGGCGCTGTACTTGCCCTGGGTCGGCTGCTGCGGCGGGCCGCGGGGCTGGCCCCTGCTGGCGTAGGCGTCCGCGTTCCGCAGCCACGTTCGCCAGGCAGCAGGCCAATCGGCCATCGCGTTCCCCTTGCTGCGGTGGTAGTCCGCGAACTTCTCGAACTCGCATGCAGCGTCCCTCTGTGCATGCTTATCCTGGCAGTACCGCTCCCACTCCACCGGCAGCACGTCGATAGCCAGGCGTTTGCGTCGGGACGGCTTGCCCGTCCCAGCGCTTCTCAAGCAATCAGCATTCAGAGAATCAACATTCAGACAATCAGAAGAACAGGGCAAAGTGCTTCCAACCTTGGTATGAAGTGCTTCTGACCAAGGCGGTTCTTCATCTTCCATCCCGAGACAATCGCCATCTACAGGACTATTCCGGCGTGCCTCTACAGGCCTCTGCCCCTCTACAGGTGGCAGATCGCTCGGTGTTTCGTTCGGGTGTGGACGCTGATGCTCGATAAACGTCAGGATCTGAATGCAGGCCTTGTCCTGCGCGGTGTACCGGAGAATGAATTTCGCTTCTGCAAGCTGGTTGAGCAGCGCGTCAACATCGGCGTCACGGTCGTACGGCAGCGCCATCGCTGCTATCCGCTTCGGCCGGTCCTCGAGCCGCCCTTCCCTGTCGGCCAGCATCCACAGGTAGATGAACAGCAGCCGGGCCAGAGGATCTAGTTCAGCCAGATCCTCGTTGTCCATGATGGACGGCTTGATGTTCCGGGCGCGGGACAATGGTCAACCCGGTGAGACTTGGTCGGGGCGGAGCTTAACCTGTGCGCCATTCGTGCCTAATGCTCCTAGTGGACGGGTAGCAGCATCCAGTGCGCTCCACTTCAGGTTATGAAGCCTGCAGTGAAAAGCAGATGCCGGGATACCATTGGCGGCAGCAACATCAACAGCGAACCGACCGTCTGGTAGACGCAGTTTCGTGCGAAGCAACATTTCGCGGACGTTCTCGCTTTTCGTTATCCAGCGGCAATTCGATGGTTCGTAATTGCCCTTGTCGGCGATCCGCGACAAGACCAGCCCCTTCTCATGTGGCCTACCGGGCGGCTGGTTAGCGAGAAATCCGGCGAATGTCGCCCATTCCGGGCAATGCGTCACGCCGACGTAGGTTGTCCAACGTTTCGCCTGTGCCACTGGATCGCACCTATTCTTCATCGCGACCCAGGAGTAGTACATGGTCGTGCCGGCCATTCCATGAATCCTGGCGGTCACGACTTCTTCATCCGTGCGAGGGAGTAACTTCCATACCCGTCGCACATCTGGGTATGGATCTGGTGGCCTTCTTCGCGCAGCTCATGAATCCGAGCGGCCAGGCGCAGGATGCCGTAGATGTTCAGGGCGTCGATGGGGTTGAGCTTGCGGCCCCGCTTCAGGTGGTTGTAGACCATCTGGCGTTGGGCTACTGGTTGGCTGCGGTTCATGCAACCGACTCGCGGGCAGCGAAGTCTTCCGGCTGTGGGCAGAAGTCGCTGTCCAGCATCAGCGTGCCGCCGCCGACCTTCGCCCACTTCTGCGTCGGTACATCCAGTCGGTGCACCGTGTAGGAAATGGTTACGTCCGTTGCACCCGCCGCTATTGCCTGACGTGCCCGCTGGCGTGCAAACATGGGCTGGTCAGTCGGTGAGCCGAGTTGCATTGCCTGGACAGGGCTTTCATCGGCGGCCTTCCGGATAGCGTCGGGATGATGTGCACGGCGTAACTGCCCGTCGTCATCACGGCCAGGGTTGTTGACCCCGCGCTTCTCAAGATCGGCGATGACCTTGGCTCGCCAGGCGGCCGGGTGCTTGCCACGGATGGTGTACGCGATGCGGATATCGGAATCGGGGGTGATCATCGGTGTCTCCCTATGCCACGCCGCGAATCCGGCGCAGGCTATTCAGTTCCTGCATGGCCCGCTGCATCGTGTGTGCAGCGTTGTCGATAACTTCCACGATGCGCTGCTCCTGATCGGCGGGTGACTTTCGATCAGGCCGGGCGTGCAGGGTGTCGTCGCAGGCGTACATCAGCGGGTCGTACTGTCCGCAAAAGGCCATCAGGGCGAGCACCTGACCGAACCTGAAATCCTCGTCGCCTTTCCTGTCGATGCAGTTCTGGAACTTGGCGATGGCACTGGCTGACTTCATGTCGGGCCAGAGAAAGTGGGCGCATTCCTTATGCGTCTTGCCGCTCTTGCCGATCATCTCGGCGTAAGCGTCGTACTCGTCCTCGTAGAACAGCCGGCCGCTCATTTCCCTAGGCTCCCCTAGAAGGAATTGCAAAATAGGGTTTGCAAGGGCTTACTTTCGAGGCACAAAAAAAGAGACTGCGGGGTATGGACAAGTCCACGTCACGCAGCCTCGGGTTGCTTCTGCAGTTCGGCCTCGCGGCGCTTGGCGAACTCCACCAGCGCCAGCACGTCGTTGGAGCTGCCGAGCGTCTTGGCGTGCGCCCAGCGCGAGATACGGGACTGCGGGATACCGGTACGTCTGGCTATCTCGGTTTGCGTCAGGCCGGTCTTCAGCAGGCCGTTGACGATTTCGGTGATCTGGCTCATGGCCCATTATGCGATCGGACATAGGCGGAAGTCAATGCCCAATCGCATTATGCGTGCGTGCATGATATTTGCCATGAAAGGCAAGGATTTGATGGCTGCCCTCATTGCAGGCAGGCCACTCAACGCGGTTGCGCGAGAAGCTCGGGGCAGCCAGCCGCAGCTTTACAAGTACGTCAACGGGATTTCAAAGGAGCCGAAGCGGGATACGCTCGCGCCCTTTGCTCGATATCTCAAAGTCCCGCTGGATGCGTTCTACAACCCCGAGCTGGCGCAGCAGATCGCAGCCGAGCGCGGGCTTAAGATACCTGAACCGACAACGCCGGAAGCCCCTCCGCGGCCGTCCAGGCGTGGTGCTGAAGTTCACGCCCTAAATGGAAGCCACCTCAAGCGCGAGGCGCTTAAAGTCGCGGAGGCGTTATCTCAACTGCCAGATGAAGCGACGTACCGCTCCATGTGCGCGATGGTCCTGGCGTCGGTCCGGGTGCTGATGCGCGACGGCCCGATCACGCCTGCTAAGGACGCCCCGTCAAAGGAGTCCCGCGCCCCAGCGGGGAAGGCGCGAAGAAAGCGGTCGTCATAGCCATGCCTCTTTTAGGTTATCGGAAAGCGCACCGCTCGCGCCATAAGGAATTTTCCATCCACCCCAATGGTCGGATAGCACGTAAGCACGACACCGACTAGCATTTGGGACAACACTTTTTAACGCCGCTACCTGCGGCTTTTTTTTTGCCTGTCCGCTTTTGCTATGCGATTCGGCATTGACAGTTTATATGCGTGATCGCATAATGCTCTTCATCGGGAAGCTAAACGCAAAGGGGACGCCGGTGAAAGGCAACCGCTCTAACTTCAGACACGGGCTGCGCGGGTCGCGGGTCTGGTGCGCATGGATGTCCATGAAGACGCGCTGCATGAACCTGCGCCATCCAAGCTATAGGAACTACGGCCAGCGCGGCATTACCGTCTGCGAAAGGTGGCTCGCCTTCGACAACTTCTTCGCAGACATGGGGCATCCGCCCCCGGGTCACACCCTGGATCGCATCGACAACAACGGCCCCTATGAGCCAGGGAACTGCCGTTGGGCATCTAAGAAGGAACAAGCGAACAACACGCGGGTTAACCGCATGGTGACACTGAACGGCGAGGTCATGACGGCTATGCAGTACGCCGAGCGGACGGGCATCAAATACTGCACCGTGATGTACCGCCTAGTCAGAGCGGCGCTCGAGCCAGCACCGCGTCGCGGCGACAAGGACGCGCAGTCATGAGCCCCAAGTCAGCGGCAACACCGGGGCCGTGGGATTACGTAGCGAAGCTCTCGGGCAGCGAGAACCACAGGGGCTACTTAATCCGGGCCGAAACGGACGCTCACCGCAGCACGTTTTGGGCACTGGCTGAAGTTCAGCCCGGAGATGAAGACGGCAAGCTTGGAGCTGCGAATGCCCGCCTGATCGCTGCCGCTCCTGCTCTGCTGGAGGCGCTGCAAGCCCTGTTGCCGTTGGTGGTGGATCTTGATGACGAAGGGCCGTGTGGCGAGGGCTGGCAATCTGATGCTCTAGACAGCGCCATCGTCAGATCCCGCGCCGCCATTGCAGCCGCCGAGGGCCGGTCATGAACGCCCCCATCTACGTCCGCCCTGATCTGCGCTGGCGTCGCCGGTTAGCGGTCAACGACTGGCTGTTGCGCCACGGGCCTTTCATCGCGGCGTTGTGCGTGTTCGGGCTGCTGGTGCTGGCGTGGTGGAGCCTGCCCGTGCTTGGGAATGCAATCGTCGCGGCAATGGCGCCATGAGGATTCCAACCGTCACCACTGCTGACCGGCCTGTGCGTGTGCTGCCAGGGTTCCCCGTCACGCCGATCCACTGGCGCTTCATCGACGACGACGGCAACACCGTGGATGTTCATCTGCCGTTCACCGTCGAGTCGCTTTACACGACCGTCTGCGTTTACGTTGCGGAGGCTGCATGAACCCAACCGATAGCGGCGGCACCGGCTGGAAAGCATTCGACCAGCAAGAGATACCGCGCCTGGAACTCGGCGTGGATCTGCTCTCTCAGTGGATAGCGGTCGAGCCGAATGAGCACAAACGAGCAGCCCTGAATGCAGCCCTTCGGGCGGTGGACGTGCAGCTTCTCATCTATCGCGACAGGTGCCAGCACCGGCCGGAACTGCTGGTGGACCTGCGCGAGAACGAGAGCCTGCGGTGCAGGAACTGCCGAGAGGAGTTATCAGCGGAGGCTGTAGACGATGCCGCCTTCGCCTTGTGGTGTAACCGCATGTCAGAGGAGCAGCCATGAATCTGCACTACGCCAACGACGATGAACCCGAAGCCGAGGACGTAGAGCTGCCGCCGCTGCCGAAGGCCGTACAAGAACTTTGCGATGCGGCCGAAGCACATGCAGTCAAGGGCGAATACATGTCGCCGGAGTTTGCACGCCTGATTCGTGCGATCAAGGCTGTACGTACCGCCCCCGCAGGGTATAGCCCGCCAGTATCCCCTATAGGTGCTCAGGGAGCGGAGGCGGACGAACTGTTCAAGCAACCAGGATGGGACCACGTCTTCGCAGCTTTCGTCGAAGGCGCTCGTGAGGCGCGTGTTAACCCGGAAGCAGACGACCACATCTTCCAGCGTGCCGCTGATGGCTATACGAAGCGCGTTTTCGCGCAGGTTGATCCTGAAACCGACAGGCGGATTCAAGAGAACGACTGGCCCGCCGCCCCCGCTCCAGAGGGAACGCAGGATGCGGATGCCTGCACCCTCGTTCTGAAGCCGGCAGGGCAATTTGACCTTTGGCGGGACGACGAGGGCCGGTTTTTCCATGTGATTAGAGTCGGCGCTGCGCTCTCCGCGGCAATGTCTCCACCGGCAGCGCAGAAATGAAGTCTCTGCTGGACTGCTGGCCCGGCTTGGATCACCTCTACGAGGAAGCCATGCGAGATAACGACGCCGACCTCTGGGCGGACCCTGCCCCCCGTCCGTTTCACCGCTGCCCGTCGTTCCTTCAAGATGCGTGCCGTAAGTGCAGTTACCTGCCTGATGACGATGAGCCGGAGGAGGCTGAAGATGAGTGATCGACTTCGCAAGGCAGCACAGACCTACTTCGACCGCTACTGCCAGGACGAGGCCGATAGCGCCGAGTACACCGGATGCAGCGAGCAACAGCATCTGGACGCCGTTGAGCTTCAGCAGGCTCTAGCAGCACCACCAGCAGATCAGGGGGAGTGGCTGAAGCGTGCGGAATGGCTGATGGATCAGTACGCAAGCCGAGCGGCTATCGCCACCGTTGCTGCTATGGAAGGCCGTAGCAACGATTCCTGGCGCGACGGACATGAACGCTCCGAACTGCTTACCCACCTTGCAAGCCGCCCAGCGGGAGGGGAGCCGGTATGTCCGGTTGCACCTTTCGCTGAAGGCGGTCTTGGGCACGCGCTACACAAGATTGCTAGTGCCTACCTCGACGATTACGAGTACGACGATGGCGACAGCGCGACGTTCCCGCCGAATGAGTACGAGCAGGCGATGCTCACGGACTTCCTTGAAGGCGTGTTCGCGGAGCCCGAGTTCAGTTCGCTGATTGGCAAGGCAAACGAGTGCGTATATCAGGCAGGCCGATTGGTAGCTGCCCATCCCCCAGCAGTAGCGGGAGAGCCGGGGCAGGATCTGCGGGCAGAGAACGAGCGGCTGCGGGCTGCGTTGCAAACGAGCATGACGGCCATCGATGACTGGCTGAACCTGTTCGCGTCCGATCACTGCGACGAGCGGCGGGTAAAGGAAGCGCAGGAACGTGTGCATGCGAACGGGACGATCTACTACATCGCTACCGTTCAGGCCGCCAACCGAGCCGCCCTCGCGGCATCTCCCGTAGAGCAGCAGCCATGAACGACGACGAAGCGAATCAATCGCACTACGACAGAAAGCTGCTCAGGGCATACGAGCAGCTCCCGAGCCGGCTGGAGTTCGCCGTCTGGGTCGCGCTGGTCTTTCTCTTGGCGTGGTGGGAATGAGAAGTAAGAACGCCAAGTCACTGACCAACGCCGAGCAGGAGCACATCGCTCGGGTGAAGGCGCTGGACTGCTCCGTCTGCGGCGCTCCCGGGCCATCTGACGCACACCACATCAAGCAGGGACGGCACTTCATCGTCGTGGCCTTGTGCAAGGAATGCCATCAAGGAAGCTCCGGCTGGCACGGCACCAAGGCGATGTGGCGCATCGTCAAGATGGACGAGATGGACGCCCTGAACGAGACGATAAGGCGGCTTGCGTGAGTAAGCAAGTCTTCGCCCTCGTTCACACAGAAGCCCGGCGGCGTGCCTTACATGCGGTGGCGGCTGCACCGGATGGTTACATCGTCCGCGTCTCTGAACCCACCCGCAGCCTGGAGCAAAACGCGCTCCTGTGGAGCCGTCTGAACGACATAGCCGAACAGGTGGAGTGGCATGGTCGGATGCTGGACGCGGAGTCGTGGAAGCACATCTTCAGCGCCAGCCTGAAGAAGCAAGACGCAGTTCAAGGACTCGACGGCGGGTTTGTCGTTCTTGGGATCTCAACGAGTCGGATGAACAAGCGTGAACTGTCGGACCTGATCGAGTTGATCCATGCGTTCGGCGCAGAGCGAGACGTCCAATGGACATTAGACGAAGTGACTACGTGACCTTTGAGCAATGGCTAACAGGAGCAAGAGACCATGAGCATCGCAACATTGATTTTGGGCAACTCCGGCAGTGGCAAGACAACGAGTCTGCGCAATCTGGACCCGGCTTCAACGCTGCTGATCCAGCCAATCCGCAAACCCCTCCCCTTCCGGGCGCCAGAGTGGAAGGTGAGGACACCAGCGAATCCGGCCGGGAACATCTTTCAAACCGACGACTCAATAAAGATCGAGACGGCCATGAGAAAGTCGACTCATGAGATCGTCGTCATCGACGACTACCAGGCAGTCATGGTCAACGAACTGATGTCCCGCAGCAGCGAGACCGGCTACCAAAAGTTCAATGACATCGGCAAGCACGCCTGGAACATCTTCAATGCCGCCGGTTCTCTGGCCGAAAACCGCCGTGTCTACATCCTCGCTCATACACAGACCGACGACTTCGGAAACATCCGCATGAAGACCGTCGGAAAGATGGTCGATGAACGGATCGTCCCAGAAGGCTACTTCACTATCGTTCTGCGGACTGAAGTCGTCAACGACAAGTACATGTTCTCCACGCAAACCAACGGGCAGGATTGCGTTAAATCTCCGATGGGCATGTTCTCCGAGAAGTACATCGACAACGACCTCGCCGAAGTGGACAAGGCGATATTCAGTTTCTACTCGCTGCAACAAGCAGCTTAACCCTGGAGCATTGAGCAATGAGATCCTACGACCTGGACCCTAACGCCGCCGCCAAGGCTGGCGTTTCCAACTACATCACCGAGACAGGCAAGTACAAAGGAAAGTTTACGGTAGCTGAGTCCATCGTCTCTCAACAGAACACGGAAGGTGTGGAATTCGCCTTTCAGACCAACGACGGAATGACGGCAAACTTCCTGCAAATCTGGACGTACAACAAGGACGGCAAGCAGCTCTCTGGCTTTAACGTCTTGTCAGCCATCATGACGTGCCTGAAGATCAAGAACATCGCACCGATCAGCATGCAAGTGACTGACTTCCGCGGCGCCGCCAAGACCATCCAAGGATTCCCAGAGTTGTGCAACAAGCCAATCGGCTTGCTCCTTCAGAAGGAGGAGTACCAGAAGAACGACGGCGGGATCGGTTTCAAGTTCAACATTGTCGCGCCGTTTGAACCGAACCTCGAACTGACGGCCGGAGAGATCCTGAAGTCCAAGACCAGCGCCGAGCAGTTGCCCAAGATGATTGCTACCTTGAAGGACAGGCCGATGCAGAAGCGGGCTGTTACTGTTGCCGGCGGAACGGGTGGCGATGCAGGCAACTGGACCGACGACCCAGACATCCCTTTTTGATCATGAAAAAGATCGTCATACCACTTGGTACCCGCTATGGACGATTAACCGTGATCGGTCTTCGCTCATGCGCGGACATCACGGAGCGAACTTACTTGTGCGTTTGTGACTGTGGCAATGAAGCTGTCGTCCGCAGCAGCAGCTTACGCAAAGGGGGAACGCGGTCCTGTGGATGCTTGCGTCGTTCTCGCGCCTCCGACCTGAAGTCTCGGTTCATGTCGATGGTAGACCAGCGATCAGATGACGATTGCTGGATGTGGAAAGGTCATGTCTTGGCAAGAGGACATGGACGGATCAGAGTCGGAACGACGATGGCTGTTGCTTCTCGGGTGGCCTATGAATTGTTTGTCGGTCCAATCCCAAAGGGCTTGCTTGTCTGTCATAGATGTGACGTACGGGCGTGCGTAAATCCGCGCCACCTGTTCCTTGGAACCTACCAAGACAACTCGGATGACATGCTTAAGAAAGGTCGTGGACGCTGGGCCAAAGGCGAGGAATCGCCAGCCTCAAAATTGACCACAGAGCAGGTTGAGTACATCCGGTCGTCGCCGAAGTCCTTGCGAGAATTAGCGTCTGAACTACGGATGACGTACGGCAATATCGGAAAGATCAGGAGAGGTGAACTATGGGCGATCTAACGCTCTTTGAGATTGCTCGTGAATACAGAGAACTCGCAAACATTCTCATGGATTGCGACGTTGACGAACAAACGTTGCTCGATACGCTGGAGGGAGAGTCTGGCGCCCTAGTTGAGAAGGGCCAGAACGTGGCGTTCGTCTGCCGTAATCTGGAAGCGAATGCTACCGCCATCAAAGAAGCTGAATCGAAGATGGCTGAGCGCAGGACCGCGCTTGAGAATCGAGCGAAACGGCTACGCAAGTATCTGCTGGACGGCATGAAGTTGGCCGGTATCAAGCGGATCGACTCGCCGTACTTCACGATCAAGATCGCCAAGAATCCTGTCAGCGTGGACATCTATGAGCCGGGACTGGTGCCGAAGGAGTACATGACCGATCCGCCGCCACCGCCTCCTGCCCCTGACAAGAAATTGATCGCGCAAGCTATCAAGGACGGTTTCGACGTTCCTGGCTGCACGCTCAAGCAGGGCGAACGGGTAGAGATCAAATGACCAACCTATCCATCATGACCTACTTCAGCGGTCAGAAGCCCGAGCCCGAACCTTGCCAGGTATCGGATCTGACGGCACGGCAGAAGGAAGTCCTGCATCTGGTTTCCAAGGGCATGACCAACGTCGAGATCGGGGAAGAACTTGGCATCAGCCCAGTCGCTGTCAAGCATGCCAAAGCAAGGTGTCTGGATCGGCTGGGTGAGGCGCAGTACCGGCATGAGGTGTACAGACGTGGTTGACAAAGACTTAGAGATCGAGCGCCTGCTGAACGAGAACGTGCGCCTCATGCAGCACATCAGCGACCTCGAGGCAGCCATCGCGCTAGTGCGAATCCATTGGGAAACGGACAAGCGGCAACTGGCAAAGTATCGGCAGGCATTCGACGAGAGGGGGAGGTTACAGTGAACATGCCGCTCGCAATGGCCTTTATCTTCTGGGAGGCGATGACCATCGGCGGGTCGGTCTACCTGTACTTCTTCCAAGGCGCTAGCGGCTGGTGGGTTGCCCTTGGGATAACTCTCGGTTTCTCGTTCAGTGCTATGGAGAAGTCGAAATGACCGACGACAAGATCTTGGCGAACTTGGTCATCGAAGAATTGGAGAGGGATGGTTTCACCGAGACAGCAGCCGCTTTGCGCCGATTGGTGACAGGTGCGGAGCGGTATCAATGGCTACGCCAACCATCTACTGACCCGCTAAGTCCAGATTGCTGGTGGGACGAGCACAGAATTGTCGGACTCTGGAACTACGACGAGATCGGGCATCTGATGGGCGAAGAACTGGACGCCGCTATCGATGCCGCGATGAAACAGTCATGACCAAGCGCACCAAAGCGGCCCTGCACCATCAGGCGGTCGTGACGCCCATGCAGATCAAGCGCATGGCCCGCGGCGAGACAGAGTCCAAGCCTGGCGGCTACCCCTCCATTGGAGGTAACCGGAAGGCTCTGGATGCTATCCACCGGGTAGAGGACAGCAAGGACAAGAAGGCTATGCAGGAGTGGTGGTGATGTATATGACAGCCGAAGACCTCGCAGAACTACTCAGGCTGAACGCCGCCCACGTCCGGGACCGGCTGACGAAAGAGCGCGGCTTCCCAAACGCCTACCGGATCGGCAAGGGACTGCGCTGGAAGCGTTCGGAAGTGGAAGACTGGATTGAAAGTCGAGCCATCAGTCCAACTGTGCGGCAGTCTCGGAAGCCGACTCGGCGTAGTAAATCATCAGCGAGTTCAGGTCCGAGTGCCCAACCATCCGAGCAAGCTGGCGCGGATCAAGCTTCTTCGACAGTCGCGTGATGGCCGTCGCCCGAGAGTCGTGGAATGTGAATCCTTGCAGACCGGCAGACTTGCGTGCCCGGCGGAAGGTTGTATCCAGTGAGCCGCTAGAAATATGAAATACACGTCTAGTAGTTCTGCTAGTCGTGCTGAGGAGTTGCTTGCGCGCCAGAATCTGGAAAAGCTCGACAGCACGCTTAGACAAGGCAACGTCCCGCGCCGGCCCCATCTTGCTTCTGGCGATGTGCGCGACATTGCCTTGGACGTGTTCCGGCAAAAGTGCCAGGATTTCGCCGGCCCGCATGCCGGTTTCGAGGGCGACGAGGAAGGCTACAGCAGTTTCGTGACGGATGTTCTCAACCACGCCGTTGAACCCCAGCGCCTGGAGGATAGCGTCTCGCTCGTCGTCATCGATGAGCCGCCGCCGTGGCTGTGGGCTTTTGGGGGGCTTGACGTCCGCGACTGGGTTGACCGTTACCCACTTCCATTCTTGCCGCGCCACAGCAAAGAGCGAGCGTAGCACCGTGCGCTCCCGCAGAACCGTGCCGGGCTTAACCTCCTTCAACCGCTCATCCCGCCACTTGGCGATGACCTCCGGCGTGATGGAGACGATGGGCAGGCTCTGCCAGGATTGGGGGAAAGATTGCAGCCGCAGGATGTCCCAGCGGGACAAGCCCTCGGTGGCGATCCGCTTGCGTATCGCGTCTCCGAAGGTGTGGCCGGCGGTATCAACCAGGGCGTTGATGGCCGCTTCCCGGTGGATGATCCAGTCCATCGCCTGCTGCCGGTTGGGGAACGTGCCGGAGTCGCGGATGCCGCGCTTGAACACCTCGGCCCGCCAGGCATCCCCCCGTTTCCTGACAGTACCCACTGTTCGATTCCCGAATCCGCAATTTGGCGTGATGAGACCAAACGGCAGGATGGTTGGCAAGGGGAAAGTGTGGGAGAATGTAGGTTCTGATTACGCCAAGCTTCTGGCCGAAGAACCGCATAAACACTGGCGCACACTAGAGTTCTGGTGGTGCCCGGGGCCGGAATCGAACGCTAGTGTGGGCGTGGGTTTAGTGCCCACTGGCGTAAAAGTGGCGTGGTCAGAAAACGGGCGGAAAGCTGTTGGACGCAGCAGACCGCCCTAACCACAACCAGTTCTGGAGGAACTAGGTATGGCTGCGCTACAGCATATCCCAATCTACGCATACGCTCGGGGCAACTGCGATCTCTGCGGCCGAGTGATCCAACGTGACTGCGGCAGGTGTGGGTTCAAGACGCCTGCCGTGCTCTACCGACCTAAGAAGATCGTCGTCGTCAACCTTCCGAGAAGGATTGAGTCGCCCATCAAGCGGCGAATGACAATGGCATTCGTGGCGAGAAAGATTCGCCAGATGGAGCTGGACAAGGCCCGAGTAAGACGAAACGCGCGGCAACGCCGTGTCCGGGAGGCAACGCCAGCGTGGGTGGATTTCGCTGCTATCCGTGCCGTCTACCTGAAGTGCGCCCAAGTCACCCGCGAGACCGGCATCCCCCATGCCGTCGATCACATCGTTCCGATCAAAGGACGAAACATGTGTGGGCTACATGTCCCTTGGAACCTCCGGATTATCACGGCCAAAGAAAACGGAATGAAGTCTAACAAGTGGATCGAAGACCTATTGGAGTGTGTAGATGACTATGACCGACCCCCGGCTTGACCGCCTAGTCCAGTTCGACCCCCGGAGCCGGGCGTTCCCGGTCAGAGCCCTGATCGCAGCCAAGAAGCCACGTTCGTATACCTGGCGGGTTGGAACTTGGATGGATCAGGGACGAGAGGGCCAGTGCGTAGCCTACGCCTGGGCTCATGAACTGAGTGCGCGACCGGTGATGGTCAACGGCCTGACGACTGACTTCACTCGGGATGTCTATTGGCGAGCCCAGCAGATCGATGAGTGGGAAGGCGGCGAGTATCCTGGAGCCAGCCCGCGCTATGCCGGCACCAGCGTCCTGGCCGGCGCCAAGGTCATCAAGAGCCTAGGCTACATCCAAGAATACAGGTGGGCCTTCAGTTTGGAGGATCTGCGCCTCACAATCGGCTATCGGGGGCCAGCCGTGCTTGGGCTGAATTGGTACGAAGGAATGTTCGATACGGACGCCGATGGCTACATCAGACCCACTGGAGAGCTAGCAGGTGGACACGCTATCCTGGCTTACGCCAACAGTGAGCGGCACAAGCGGATCAGCCTGTGGAACAGCTGGGGCCGTGGATTCGGGAGGGACGGGATGGCTTACATCTCCTACGACGATCTGGACCGCCTGCTGCATGAACAGGGAGAGGCGTGTGTTCCTGTAGTCAGGGCAGCCCCGAAGCAGTAGTCGACTGCCGGCACCGGATCGCGGTATGCTCAGGCGAATCCCGAGCGACAGAACAATGATCCCCATGGAGACTCCGGATGGGTACTGTGATTATCCGCGAGATCGAATGGGTGCCTGTCGAGAACCGTCTCCCAGATGACTTCGTGAAGGTCGATGTCTGGATGACAACTCCGCTTCCGACCTTTACCCTAGGTTGGGCGGACAGCTTCCGGGTCATAAACGCCTTCCGTCGCGCCGGGATGTGGTGGTATCCCCTTGAGAGCGGGCAGGCGCAGGCACTACGGTCGGAGTGCATCACGCACTGGGCGATCATCCAGGGGCCGCAGTCATGACAGTCCTACCGTAACCACTGATCACATGAGAAAGAAGAAGCCGCCCGGGGGCGGCTCTACTTCTTAGCCCTGCTTGGGCTGCTGACCAGGTTGTGCCGGTTGCGGCTGCTTGTTCTGATCTTTTTCCTGCTCGCCCGGCATCGGGTTCGTTGCCATATCTGTACCTCACTGAGTAGCGACCGAAACGGTCACGGTATAGGGGCAAAGGCTATGCCCAAATGCTGTACGGATTTACAGTGCAGGAGGTAAAATCGTCGGGCCGGTGAGATGTATCAGCACCTCTCCAGCCCTGGCCACCAACCACTCTTGAGGGAGAGTCGGCAAATGGTTAACCGTAATCGTATCCCAGTCCCAATCGAACAGAAGTTCCATCGGTGGACCGTCGTTAGTTTTCACTCGATGAACCCGCGAAGGGGGCAGATATGGAATGCTCGCTGTGAGTGCGGAGTAGAGCGTCCCGTCACGGCAGTGTCGCTGCGAAACGGCGCCAGCAAAAGCTGCGGTTGTTGGAAAGCGGAAGTTGCTGGAAATATGAAACGGACGCATGGCATGAGTGATACGCCAATCTATGAATCATGGACGGCTATGCGTCAACGATGCTTGAATCCACACTGGCCCGACTTCCACAACTACGGAGGTCGAGGAATATCCATCTGTGATTCCTGGGCGTCCTTTGAACGATTTTTTCAGGACATGGGACCTACGTTCCAACCTGGATTGACGCTCGATCGCATAGACAATAACGGCAACTACGAACCATCCAACTGCCGCTGGACGACTTACGCCGAACAGAACCGCAATCACCGCCGTAATATCTGGGTAGACACGCCACAAGGACGGATGGTTATGAAAGATGCCGCACGAATAGCCGGCGTCCCTTACAAGGTTATGAAGAAACGCATTCAGCAAGGCGTAAGTCCGGAGGATCTTCTCGCCCCAGCCGAATCACTCCAGAAGTCGCCTGACGTCCAGACGGTTAACTCTGATTAGATGCTGGACTGCAAGTGCCGCTGTTTCTTCTATTCTCGCCTTGTAGTGCTCATCTTCGGATAACTGTTCACCGGCTGCTACAGCTAATGACAAAGATCGGATTCCTAGCCAGCGGCACATGGCCTCATGGACACGATCGTGGTCAAAATTTAACTGAGCCACGTCGTCTTCATAGCCCAACCGACGGGCCGTCACCAACTGCTCCTGATACAGCAGCGCAGCCTTCGATTTCACGACGGCGGCTGCTCTGGCCGCGCATCTTTCTCCCATAAATAGCGCGACAGGAACACGATCACAGCACCGCCAAAGCAACTACCAGCGACCATGAGCCACCAGTCGTACCAGTAGCTGCCATCCTCAGGTGCATTGGGCCACGCGAACAAACTGGCTAGCACCCCCGCGATGAACAGCGAGATGGAGAGCGAATGCTCCCGCAGGCACTTCATTGCAATCGTGGGAAGTTAAGCCCTGGCAGTCCGCCCATCATCGACAACAAGTAGAGGATTGCGATGATCCCGAGGATCACCAGCGCCACAGTCTTGAACGGCGGGGGAAGCGGGATGAGTGTGATGATCCAGTAGATCAGACCAAGGATCAGGATCAGGATGAGAATACTAATCAGGGTGTTCATGGTGTTTCCTTTTCAGGCGGGTTTTTCGACTTTTGCCTTGCAAAATGCTTGGCTACCGAGAACGGGAATCAAACCGAAGTTGAACCCGATCGGCGCCGGGTCTTCCAGGTACTTCTGACAGTGCTCCACTGACGACCAAGGGATCACGATGGTCACTGGTGCAGGGCCATCAGGAGTCAGTACCAGAAAGAGAACAACCAGGTATGCGGTCATCTCAGACTCCAGGTGTGCAGGCCATCAGGATCGCTTCCAACTCCGATACATACGTCCTCAGCAGCAACTGCTCGCGCCTCAACGCCAGGACCAGTCCATAGTCGGTTTGGGTTGCAAGTTCCTGGTCCGTCAGCAGCTCCGGCTTCGCCGGCATACTGCTCACGCATGAAACCGGCACCGGGATTCGGACCTCGATCGGTTCCGGGATCGAAATCGTCGTTGGTGGTGTCTGACAGCCGGTCAGCAGAGCGACAAAGCCAGCAATCAGGAAAGTCCATTTCACAGACTCGCCCGTATTTCCTGAAGCGCCTTCGAGCAATCACCTGTTCCAGCCCGGATAGAGGTCGTCAGGGAGGCGATCGTCTGCGCGGTGGCACGGTTGGATAGGCGGACCCTGTCCAGCGCCTCCTGAGTGGCTTTCCGGCCGTCCTCGCCCAGTTTGGCGATCTCGATCACCTTGTCGTTCTGGGTCTGCAGCATCGACTTCAGGTCGGTGTTCGACTTCCGAAGCTGCTGCACGACAGCTTCCATCTGCAGCCGGGACGAACGTTCTTCGTGATACGCCTCCCGAGCCTTGTCCAGCCGCCAGCCCTGGAACCAACCGACCCCGACGCCACCGACCAGCAGGCCGCCGACCAGCGCGATCCAGATCAAGTAGGGGGCGATGAAGACTTTGATCACGCGCCCGCCTGATCCGTTTCGTCAGTGGGATAGGGATGAGACTTGCGGTGGTTCTGGTAGGTCAGGATGATGAAGGTGATCAGCGCGCAGCCAGGACCAATGATTCCGTAAAAATGTTCCGGCAAATCTTCCTTGAACGGCACGATGACCATCGGCACGCCGGCCACGATCACCACGATGAGGTTCAGCCACCAGGCGATCTTCTGCGAGACAGTGACCTTGCGGCGGTTCGGTATTGATGGGACTTCGGTCGTCATGTGTAAGTCACCGTGTCGAGTTGGAAATGGGGACCATCCAGGAACCGTGGGCCGAACGCTACCCCGCCCCATTCGACGGGAATGCCGAGCGAGACGGACGACGGCTGCATGCACTTCAGCCACAGCCTTTGGTAGAGCGGAAACTCCCAACGCATCCCCCCATCGGCCTGGATGCCCAGATCGACGGCATGTCCGGTCAGGTGCCGGCTGTTCATGGTGCGGCTCGCGCCGGTCTTGACGTACTCGGCCTGCCGTTCTCTGGTCCGTAGCCCTTCGATGACGAAGACCCTCATGCTGGGCGCATCAGCGAAAGCTTCATCGAACAGGTAGAACGCCCGCTCAGTGACATTGACTAGATCGTGGTGGACGCCCATCAGGCGGGTCTGGTCACGCGCCGACAATTTCATCAGGCACCAGGCACGCCATAGATAGCGACGCCGATCAGGATGATCACCACGATCAGCAACCCGGCGACGATGTACTTATGGGATGGCTCCATAGCTTTCCACTTCGCCAGAAGTCGGCTGCCACTGAAGTCCGACCGACTCGCCTGATACCGGTCATTTGATCGTTTGCGCTGCTCGTCGTCGTACATCTCATACTCCGGTCGTTTTGTAACGGTTCAGTTCAGCGGTCAGGTCAGCGACCTGGTTCTGGAAGTCGGAAACCTGCCGCTGCAGCCGCTCGATCATTGCGTCCCGCGACTTGAGTTCGCGCTCTAGGACATCGTTCTCGCGCTTGAGTAGTGACATCTCATTTCGCATGACTTGGAGATCATTCTTGGTCTTGTGCGCTTCATCACGGATTTCCCGATGAAGTTCTTCTCGCTGTTGCTCGAGTTCCTTGCGGGCGTTCTCGCGAACTTCTACAGCTCGACGCTCGGCCTCCTCTCGCATCAGATTGGCTCGGTCCTCTGACTCCCGGCGAAGCTGATTGGCACGGAACTTGGCTTCGTCCTTGCGGATCTGCTCGTTCGCTTTTAGGGTACGGATCTGCCCAAAGAGCCGGAACATCCCACCGACCACGGTCACGAACACTGTCGTCAACAGACCGACAGCGATGGGATGCGTCTCTATGAACTCCCAGATCATGCTGCTATCCCGATTCGACGCCACCAGCGCCATCGTGATTCCTTTACGAACCTTTGAAAGAAAGGGTGTGAACGTTCGCGGTCGTCGCTCCAGTGCTCGTCCAGGATGGCGTGACCGATGTCGTCGCCGCTACCACTTGCTTGGCTACCGCCGAGGTCCAATACGCGGCTCCGTCCAATTCCGACGACAGCAGGGTGAAACCTGTGCAGGCGTAGGTCGCGGGGTTCGCTCCGCTGTCAGAAGCGCAGAAAGACACGATGACTTCGTTGGCCTGGGCAAGCACGCCAGAGGCTTGCGTGAACGGGCTGGCTCCGTCGGTATTCGCTGCCACCACATCCGACGGGCTGGCAATCGCACCCGTGATCTTGATCAGGTGGATGACGCAACCGCCGGTGTTCCCGCTGAAGGTCACCGTGGCATAGTGATCCGCACCGCCCACCCCGTTCGCGCAGAAGTAAGCGGCTGATTTCTGCCCGGCTCCGGCTGTCAGCACCGATCCCAGAAGCGTATAGGTGTTGCCCTTCGAGTCCACCAGCGACGAGATGTTGGCGGAACTCCAGGACAGCAGTACCAGATAGGAGTTGCCCGACGCTTCCGTTGTGGCAGTCGCTGAGAACGCATCGGTATTGCCCAGTCCCTTGCCCACCAATACCGCATCGACAGCAGTAGCTGAGGTGACCGCGATCGTGAAAGTCTCGGATGTTGTGGAGCCCTCAGATGAGGTCGCGAGGACCGTGATCGAATGCGACGAAGCCGAACCGAACGAGAGCGTGCCGGCCTTGGTCACGACCCCGGTGGTGCTGCTGATGGCGAACTTTCCGCCGGCACTATCGGAGAGGCTGTAGGTGACGGTATAGCCCGAGTGTGTTGCTATAGCTGTGATTCCGACCGCGGTGCCGTTGGCTGCGCCGTCGCTGACCGTGTTCGTGGCCGAATTGGAGTCGGTGATCGAACTCAGCGTAGAGGGACCAATCGCCAGCGCATCTGCGTGGATCGGCTCCATCGTCTCCAGATTCCAATGGGCCGGCACGAAGGTCTTGGTATTGTTGACGCTGGCTGGGTACGACTGGCTGGACGGATAGCTGCCTTCCCAGGTGCCGGCGTTGAAGTGCGTGAACTGCCGGGCGTCGATCGCGTCGCGCGCCCACGGGAAGGCGCCGGCAGATGCCTCGACCCAGGCCGGGACCGCGGAGGCGGCGATCGGGGTGACCCCGTGCCCGGTCATGCTGGGCGAGCCGGCGACCGTGATGTAATTGCCGTCGTTGTAGTCGGCCGTTCCTTCGACCGCCACGTATTCTGGATAGCTGGCGCCGTTGGTCCGCAGCTTGATGTTGTCGCTGTAGTAGTAGAGCGTCCCGTGGTTGCTGACCGACTCATAGAAGGCAGCGATGCTCGAAGTGCCGGGGCCCGCCTTCGCATAGTTGCCGATCGCGTCCAGCCAGATCTCTTCGTAGGCTGCGCCTTCGCCGTCCCAGTCGTCGCCGGAGAGAGTGCCGTCGACAAATTTATCCTGGCCGTTGTAGATCAAATTGTTGATCAGCGCCGCGCGACAGCCGCCTTTGAGCAGCGGGTTGCGCGTGAAGTTGTTGGCCCAGAAGTTGCCGTAGAGCAGCAGGTCGTTTGAGTTGTCTTCTAGCAGCGTCGCACCCGATCCGGCCGTCAGCATCTCGGCAATGATGTTGCGCGCGAGGGTGATATTGCGGGAGGTGTCCAGCCGCCATTCGGTCGCATTGGCACCAGAGAAGTCCCAACCACCGATGTCGAGCGAGCCGTCCATGCCCCACGAGAACGAGCAGTTGTAGATGATCCCGTTGCGCGCGCCCGGTTGGGTTTCCATCGCATCTTTGCCCGCACCCACCCCTGTGCCGGGCCGAAACTTCATGTGGCTGATGATGAAGTTGTGGGTCCTGATCACAAACTCGCCTTTGATGACGGTGATCCCTGGCGAGGGAGCCGTCTGTCCTGCGATCGTGAAGTACGGGTTGGTGATGTTGACGGTGGCGCCAGCCATGTCGATATTGCCCGACACCTCAAAGACAATGATCCGCGGGCCTGACGCCTCGACCGCCGCACGGAAGCTGCCGGTGCCGGACGCGTTGAGGTTGACCACTTTGAGGATGGTTCCGCCGGCACCGCCAGTGGTGCTCGCCCATCCCTGGATCAGACCGAAGTGGTTGGGATTCGCGGTGTAAGACGCGACCACTGGAATCAGCAGGGCTGATGAGTAGGCCACTGTTCCAGCGCCACCTGCGTTCGTTGCGATGACGCTCGAGCGGACATACTTTCCTACCTGGGAAGATGTCACCAGGAAGGTCGATGCCGTCGCCCCGCCGATCGCAGTCCATCCCGACGTTCCGTTGTCAGACACCTGCCACTGGTAGGCATACGATGTCGGTGACTTGGTCCAGGTGCCTGTGTTACTCGTTAGCGTCGCACCTTCCAGCGCCGAGCCGGAGACCGTCGGTACTATCGTGTTGACCGGCACCGCGATGATGATCGGACCCAGAACGTTGGAGTCAACCGCCGTCCCGCTGCCAGATGCGTTGGAAGCGTTCAGCGTGAGACGGATGTACTTACCGACATGCGTGGAAGTCAGGGCAAGCGTAGTCGTACCGCCGGCGCCAGACCAGTTGTCTACGCCGTTCGATGACATTTTCCAAGAGTAGGTGTAGGAGGTCGGCGAGCGGGTCCACGTACCAGTGGTTGCCGACAGCGAATTGCCTTCCTGGACCGTCCCTGAGATGACGGGAACGGCGGTGTTGACCGGCGTTGTGCCGGCGATCTGTGTGGTCGGGCTAGAGTAGGCCGGCAGACTCTCACCATTGGCGTTCGTGGCAATGACCCGAACCCGGATGTACATATCCACTTGAACGGCAGTCAGCGTCGTGCTGGTCGCCGTGTTGATATTCGTCCAGCCGGTTGCACCGTTACTGGACTGCTGCCACTGGTAGCTATAGCCGGTCGGTGTTCCCGTCCATGTGCCACTGCCCGCCGTGAGAACAGAGCCCTCGGATGGGGTTCCGGTGACTGTCGGCGCGACCGTGTTGACTGGGACATCCGCTGATACCGCATACGACAAGCCGAACTTTTCATCGATCGCAAGCGATCCTGCTTCTACGGTGTAGCGAATCCAAAGCCCGCGGGTGTCACCAGCAGCGAAGTCACCACCCGATGTGGCGGTCTCGGCGCCGTTGACTTCCTCGAACGTCACTCCCGGCGGCGCAGCGAGTTCGTTGGCAATGGCAGCCTCAGTCTCATTGATCCCTGCCACCGCCCATCCGAGTCCGACAGTAGTAGTGGTCAGTGCTGTCTCGGTCTCGACGAACAGCTTGAGTCCGGTGGCTGCAGTGGAGGACTCGACATAAACCATCCGGTACTGCACCGTCCCTGCTAGGCGCTCGGCATCGCTGATCCCACCGAAAAGGCCGGATGCGTCGCCCTCGTACGCCAGCGTCGCCGACTTCGCGCCGCCCAGCGACAGTTCGGGGTCGGAGTTGGTCGCTCCGCCGGAGAGGTAGAGGGCGACAGTCATCAGGCTGGCAAAGTCACGGAGCCACTACCGACAAGCACCAGCAGGGTGATGGCGCTGTCGCTGACCGTCGGGCTAAGTCCGCCCGTGTTATTGGCCGTCGCGCTGGGCGTATAGGTGCCGTTCGCTACATCGGTAAAAGTGTGCGTGAAGGTGAAGTTCGGCGAGGCCCCGCCGATGGTCGCTGCTGTCGGGCCGTAGCCCGTAGTCAGGCTGACGCTTGCGGTCGGCGTCGGCGTGGATGTGATCGTGCCCGAGACGGTGACGCTGTTGGCGCTTACAACGGTGTCGATTGTTTCAACGACAGGCGCGGTATCGGGGACATTATCCGTAACGGCTGGATGATCACCGGAGTGATAGGTTGGTATCCCAGTCGGAGTCAGATCACCGGTCCCCACGCCCCCAGTGTTTGCATCGCTCAGGAGCGGCCTGTACCAGAGCGGCGTTCCCGAAGCAATCGTGTCGGCGGTGTAGGTGAGAAGGTCCGCCATGATGGCGTCGGCCTCTGCTTCGTTCGCTGGAGCCCAGACCGACTTCTCTGCTATATAGCCGCGAAAGCGGGAAGCAGCGTTGTCGATGGCCGCCGACAGACGCAGTCGATCCAGTTCCCGTCCAGCGTCCGTGGAACCGGCCATCGTCGTGACACGGGTCGTCGTCCCACCGACGTACTGCTTGTGGACAATGCCGCCCGCTGGATTGTTCGGGCCGGTAAGGACGCCGACAAGAATCCAGGTCCCCGTCGCAAAGGCAACGGATGTGATGGTCGACGCCGCTCCACCTTGCGCGGACCGGGCAGAGAATGTCGGGGTCGCATTAAGCCGTGCGGCGCTGTACACCAGACCCGTGCTATCCGCGAGGTGGAATATGTTGCTGGTCGAGCCTTGCGCTTCTGATGTCTTCGCCCAGCACGCCGAGAGCCTCCACTCGGACTCCAGCGGCCCGGTGCCTAGTGTGGCATCGAGATACTCGTTACCTGCATTGAGTAGAACGCTCATCGCTTATGCCGCCAGTGTTGCGGTGACAACTGCGCCGCTGTTAGCAGGAGACCCGGACCCTGCGGTGATCGTGATGACCGAACCAGCCCTCGATGGCGTGAAGCTCGTTGCCTGGCTGAAGCCCACCGCGTAGAGCTTCACCTCACCCGTGACCGCCGCATTCATCGTGAAGGAGGTCGTGGTGGTGATGGGCGTCTCGGGATCGGTGTTGAAGACGCAGATCCGCCAGGTGCCCGCGTGCTGGATGGCCCAGCCCTTGAGCGTGCCCGTGACGCCTGTCAGGATATGCGTCGTTGGCACAGCGACTGCCGTGGTATCGCCCCAGGTCTGAGCAGACGCGAACTCCACATCCGTTTCGCCGTTCACGAACTCCTGGATGTGCCCTCCGCGATGGGCGGTAAAGAAATTACCGGCGGAAAGATCAGCCCATGCAGAGCCCGATACCTCATTGATGATGGTCGTGGAGTCCGGCGCAATCAGCGGCTTGTAGTAGTGATCCTTGCCGAGCGCGGTTGCCTTGTAGGCCCCGCCGTCCAGCACCGGCAAGCCCATGAACCGAGTCAGGCGCATGACTTGGCGGGTGTAGCTGGCTACTGCCGTGCCGTAGCGGGTGTTGATGTCCTGAACCTGGGATGGGTCAGTGATGACGTGGTCGTAGGCCACCGTCAGGCCATCCCAGAAGTTCAGAATCGAGCGCGTGCATTGCAGGGCGTAATCCGCCGTCCTGTTGTATCCCGTCTGGTTCTGAACGTCTTTGGATTCCCAGGTAACAGAGGCATATACCGAATCCGCAAAGCTCCCCAGGTTCGTGGGATCTCCCTTGCATCGGGAGTCCACTACCCCAGGATAAAGCCCACCTGCCGTGTAGAAATTCTCGATGTACAGCATGTTCTGCGGAGCGGAAGCAGCAGAGGTGTTTTGCCCCGAGTACATCGAAATCGGCGTCGAGTCGTGGTAAATCTCATACGACATCGAGGCGTACAGAACGTGATGCACGTCTGTCACTCGGAAATTGCAACTGACGAACTGGTTGGCCGTCTCAGTCCAGTTGCTGCGTGCGTGAAAGACGCCCTTGCCGCCGGAATAGAAGTAATACGGCAGTGTCAGCGTGGCCGGTGCGGCGGCGGTTTCCGAGGCCGCATCCTCAACGATCAATCGGATCCAGGGGTAGTTGTACTGACGGCCGACAACTTGCGGCTTGAGTTCGTCATGGATATACAGAAGTGCCCGACGCTGATCCGTGCCCTGGGAGCCGATCATCCCGTTTTCAGTGAGCTTCCCGGACCGGAAGCTGTTGGACGGCATCGTGTAATACCCTGCATGCGTTGGCGACTGATCCAGAACGTCGTTGAACATCCAGTAACCGGACAAATCGGCACGCATGGAGAACAGCACGAACAGAGCGAAGTCCTGCGACCACGTGGAGTCCATGACGACACCGCCGCGATCTGCGTGGATCATCCGCCACCATTGATAGAAGCGCGGGGTGTTCGCGTTGTAGCTGGTGCTTTCGTTCCAGAAGCCACCGGCCATCGTCGCGTCGGGGACGATGTAATCGCCCTCCACTACCGGCTTTAGGGCGTCGTGCGCGGTCACACAAGCCGCGTATGTGCTCCCTGTGGTCACATCCTGGTAGACCAGCATGCTCAGGAGCACCATCGCCGTTTCGTCGGAGTCCACCGGGAACGCGGATGCGTGGGTGCCGCTGTTGTAATAGTCGGACCAGTACGCTGCATAGACCGTCAGGCGGTCTTCGATGGTCGTCTTCTGGGCATCCGAGAACAGTTCTGGGTAGTGGTACTTCACCCACGAATACGCCATGCAAATATCTGCACCGTACTGCCGGAAGTCGTTGCGACCGGTGTAGAGAAAAGTGGTAAGCAATGACAGGTACTGCGTCTTGAAAAAGTCTTGCCATACTTGAGGCGTGCTCGCGCCATCGATTGCCAAGCGTAGCGCCAGCCCGGGGACAACAGCGGCTATATCTGAAACCGAAGCCGCTCCCGTTGTGATCGGTTCAAGCTGGGAAACAAGGTAGTTGTAGGTTGTGGGGTCGGCAACGATGGATGCTTGGATCGTTGCCATCCTCGCGTCAGTAAGAAGCGGTGGTCCGCCTGATGCAACTGGAGGAGGCGCGACCACTACTCCGGTGGCGTTGACAGTGAAAACCCCCAAGGCAAGGGCAGTGACTGAGGACGAAACATTTCCACCCGCCCAAGTAATGACCCCCGCCTTAAAGGTCGCCGTGGCCGAACCGTTCTTTAGGACCGTGATGGCAGGCGAACCATCAGCCACATAGGCGAAGTTTGTCGGGGCACTGAAGGTAATCTTCGTCGGAGTTGTCGCGTCGTCCCGGGTTGCCACCACGTCTGCGGTTGCTAGCAAGGTATTCGACGCGTTCCGCAGTTCAAGTTCCGGGGCACTAGAGAGCGCCGTGAAGATCGCATTCAGCTTGCCGGCTTGCGTCCCCTGCGCGTCGATGGCAGTCTGGGTCGTGGCATCGAACGCAATGTCATCGACCTGCGGTGGCGGTGCAAAGTCATCAGGGACAACCGCCGTGGGCAGAGAAGTTTTTGATCTTGTGCCGTTGTCGTCTGTGGCGCGAACGGTGCCCGTCAGGACAGCACCAATGTCCGCTTCTCCGACCTCGTAGGAACCAGCGGCAGCCCCAGCAATCCCAATGCCATTCCGATACCACTGCTTCGCATACGTGATGACTCCGGTGCCAGTCCACGTCCCGTCAGTAAGCGTGAGCGTTTGTCCGACCTCCGCGGTGCCGCTGACGACTGGTGCTACGGTGTTGATCGGTCCAGGGACAGACCCGCGCGAGAACCCGTGGATGGACGCGTATTTCAGGAAGTCGCCGTAAGCAATCACGGCTTGACCGCCTTGTCCCACTCGCTCCAAGTGGCGCCGTCAGCATCCTCAACCCACGTCTGCGTCCAGCGGTAGGTGGCGTCCTCGTAGTAGATGCTGGTGAGGTAGCCATCCACTCTGGTGGACCCGCCGGACATAGTGCTGAAATTTGGAAGCGGGTTCCCGTCAGAATCGGTTCCTCCCCCGCTACCCGATGTGACGAGGGAGCCATCGTCATTGACTAGGACTTTGACTTTCCGTCCGGCAGCGGTCTCGCCGATGATGAGCGTAGGCATCTTTCCTCCTGAGATACTGGCCTCAGAAGGCAGGATGACCGGCGGGTGGTAGGTTTTTTACACCCGAGACGCGCAGATGATCTGGCGGTAAACTGAGCGCAGCCCAGACGTGCGGGAAACACGCTGGGCTGCTAACCACCTACCTCACCTGGAGTGACGGCAAATGGCTGATCAGAAGTCTACACGGCGCGGCGAGTGCAACATCACTCACGGGCACGCGAAGGTAAACCGTACCTCACCGACCTACAGATCCTGGCGAAAGATGCTCGAGCGTTGCCGAGATCCACGCAATATCGGATGGAAGGACTATGGAGGCCGAGGCATAACCGTCTGCGACCGTTGGCTAACCTTTGAGAACTTCTTGGCCGACATGGGCGAACGTCCGCTTGGACGTTCCATCGACCGGCTCGATCACGACGGCCACTATGAACCCGATAATTGCCGGTGGGCGACGGCTGAGGAGCAAGCTAACAATAAGCGCAATAGCGCATTTATGGAGTTGAACGGCGTCACCAAAACCATAACGGAATGGTCCCGGGAACATGGGATATCGGAGAACGCTGTTCGGAGGAGACTGTCTCTCGGATGGTCGCTAGATCGGGCGCTCACCCAGCCATCACGTGGTCTAAGGCAAGACCTCATCGAATTTCGTGGCAAAAAGATGCTCAAAAGACACTTCGCCAAACTGATTGGGATGGAACCGCACAATGTCTACATTCGGTTCGCTGCTGGAGAAACATCTGAGCACATCGCCGCCAACCCGACCCGTGAACGAGTGTTCATTACCATCGGTGAAGAAACCTTGATCACTGCCGAATGGTCACGCCGTTCTGGCGTTGAGCGTAGAACGATTGCCTACCGTATCAAAAAAGGTTGGCCGCCAGAGAAGGCGGTGTTCTACAAGGAACCTAAAGCTTCTTCCACCAGACCCAGCCAAACGCCCCCAGCGGGATAAGCAGCACCCACCAAGACGTCCAGGCAGTCTCCATCATGGTCATGGCGACCATAGCTGCACCCAGCCCCAGTATGGCTAGCAGGGCCCAGGTCAAAGCGAAGTACGCATCTCTTTCGGGGTGCGCTTGAGCTGTCGCTGAGAGGCATCCATCTGGGCGTTCTTGACTCGGGTTGCGATCTGCCGGCTGGTGATGACCATCGGTGATCCTGGGTTTCTCAGGTTCCAATCCCGAACTTCCTGCTGCGCTGCCGCAACAGCCTCGGGATCTTTGTCGATTATGCCCTTTGCCCAGTCTTCTGCAATCCTTGATTCCGTTTCCTTGGCGAAGGCGATCCGGTTCTCCCGGGTACGACGGATCTCAGATTCCTGGGCGACGACCGCCGGCTGGAACCCGACCGCCTTCCAGAGAGCGTCGCTGGGGCTGGTCTCAACCTGCTTCCGGCCCCGAGTGTCAGGGTAGTACCCTTTCTCGGTCATCGTCAGGGCCTTGTCTACGTCCTTAAATGCCTTGGGCGCAACCTGCATCAGGCCCTTGATCGGATCGCCTGAGAGCGCCATCCCCATGCCTTTGAACAGATCCTGAGCGGCCGATCCCGAAACACCCAGGATCTCGGCCACATCCCGACTCTTGTCTCCGCGGCCCTTCAGCAGAATCGCTGATCCGGGGATCAGGTTCGACATTCCCAGCCGCCGGGAAACGTCGATCGGCAGTCCGGTCCCGGAAATACCCTTGAGCACGAACTCAGAGGCGTCCTTGCCGAGCAGACCTTCCAGCGCCTGCTGCCGGTATTCCTTGGACTGCTTGTTGATTCCCAGCGACTGCAGGATGGTGTCGATGACGTCGTCCAGATCCTCACCGAATGGCAGTCCCTCTGCGCCGGCCATGAGCATCAGCATGCCCAGCGCGAGCAGACGTTCTTTCTTGGGCAGCCGGATCAGAAACTCGCCGTAGGCAATGCTGTACTGCTTGAACGTCAAGATCGTAGCGCCCAGCGGGTTCCGCGCCCAGTTCGGCCGGTTGCCCTTGTTGTAGATGCCTTGCGTGGCTTCCACGGCCTGTATGGCGAAGTCGTAAGGATTGGCGATCTTCTTCTCGACCGCGCCCTTGTAGGCGGCAACGAAGGTCGTTTTGCGATTGAACTCCTCAGCCAGACTAAACAGCCGGCCCCATCCGAACAGGATTCGCCTAGCCGTATGGCTCCCACCGAAGCCCGGATTAGCTTCCCCGATCAGGTGGTGAATCTCCTGCGGGGAGATGTGGCCGTCCTTCTGTGCCTTCTTGACCGCCCCTGCGAGTGCCGGCTCCATCGGTGACCGGGCGGCAACAGACTTCACCGCCGCCAGCAGATGCTTGGCCGAACCCGCTGTCCCGAGGTGTTGGGACAGGTACGGAAATGTCATCATGAACGGCTGCGTCATGTTGACCATCGCCGAAGCAATCGAGCCACCGAGATACTGAACGAACATCAGCCCGCGGATCTTGGCTGACGGGTCGAACGGATTGTTGACTGCCTTGACCAGATTCGCCGCTTCATCAGCCACGTCACCCGGAGCGTTGTCCTTGGCGTTCTGGACTGCCTCCAGCATCGCCTTGTTCTCCAAGGCAGTTGCCGTGGCTCGAGCGTTGGACGTAATGAATGATGCCAGTACCCGGGTCAGATCCTCTGAGAAGCCTGCGGTGCCCTTGCGCCGGATCAGCCGCTTGGATGCCGACCGCTGGTTACGGGCCAGCTTCAGGAACGCCTGTGTCGCGGCGTTCTTGGGGATGTCGGCAGCGTCGGCAAAGACTTCCAAGGTGTCAGGGCTGATACCGGCAAACAGCTCGTAGACCTCTTGCGGGAGAACACCTTGTCGAACCGTCAGGCCGGGCGCGGCCAGTTCTCTGGCAGCCTTGGTGGCATCACGTTCTCGGTCGAACAGTTGGAAGGAAACCTGCTCGCCGGTGTCATCGGTGACGTACACCGAGTACCGTCCGAACCGCATCAGCGGAGCATAACCGCCGGCCTTCAGTTCTTCGATCCGCTGGGCCTTCTCAGTGACCGCATCCATCTCCTCCTTCTTCAGCCCGGCGCCGGCCAGGATCACCCGGGCATCAGCCACGGTAGGAGCGGCCATGACCTGATCCTTCAGGACACCGCCTGCTTCCTTCAGCATCTCAGCCTTGCCCAAGTCATCCAAGCTCTTGTCGATTGCCGCTCGAGACTGACGGTAGAGCCGGATCTGTGGCGGCGTCATCTGGTACTTGTCCACTAGTTCCGCATCTGTCCAGATCTTGCCCTTGGCAGGGTCAGGATCGGCCAGCGTACCGTCGAACAAGGCGGTGGCTACCTTGGCCTGATCAGCGTCTGAGGCCCGCGGCTTGGCGATGTCCCGCAGCGTTTCGATCTTGGGGAAGATCGTCGGCACCAGATCGGCGGCTTCGTTGGCGTAGGTGTTCACCGCACCGATATGCCGCTGCACGGCATCGAAGGTCTTCTTGAAGGCAGGATTGACGGTGGCCTTGTGGAACTGGGTTCCAAGGGTTCGGTGGAACCAGTTGAACCCACGCTGAGAGGCGAACAGGTCGCCGATCTCCTGTGAGATCCTGGTAGGCGTTAAAAGCTCCAGCGCCGCCCTGCGATCCGTTGACTTGGTGATGTCTGGGTCGTCTGCGCTGAAGGCGCCGCTGTTGCCGGTTGCACTCTTAACCTGTTCAGGACGGAAAGCGATGATCTCCTGCATTTCACCGAGCATGCCCTTGATGAAAATTCCATCATGGCCGTCAGCCTTCGCTTTGGCTGCGATCTCCTGTGGTGTCAGGTTCGATCCCGTAGGTTTAGTGCCGTCGAATATGAACGGATTTTCCACGCTCAAGTACGCCGGAACGACGTTCTCGCCTCCTTTGACAACGGGGGCGTACTTGCTGCCCTTCGGGGCGTTATCGTCCCATTCTCGAGTCATCGCGTATTCAGACGAATATCCCGGGAATGCAGAAAAGTAGAACCCGGGGCCGAATAGCAGGTTGTTGGCGGTTCCACCCTTTGCCCCATCGAACGCGCTAATGTCAGTCTTGGTCCCGTGATACACGACCAATGGCTGGCCCTGGTCATCGACGACTTTGGACTCACCAAACCACCGCTTAAACTCAGGCGTTTCCGTCTGCGCTCGAGCGGCGGACTTTACCGCCCCTTCTTGCCCTTGCCTTTCTTGCAGCCCATCGGGTGCTCCTTGTTTCGCTTTGACCTGATCGACAGCAGCCTTCAGATCCACCGGCTGGTTCTGACGCTTCGCGTACTCCTTCAGCGTGTTCCGGATATCAGCTCTTGCCTTAGTCAAGTCCTTGACCATCTTGTCGGTCGCAAACTTCTGGAAGTTCGTTCTCGCCAGAAGGCTGTCGATGAAGTCGATCAGGAACTTCCCGACCCGCTGGATCAGACCCGGATTATCTTGTCCCTTGGCTGAGGCGAAAACCGTCTGCCAGGTCTTGTACTCACCCGCTCGATTCCCGATCAGGTCGGCGATGAATTCCTCGGTGAGTTTGTCCAGTTGCTTCGCGTCTCTCAGGCGAGCATATGTCTGCTGTTCTGTATCGCCGGGGTTGTAGTAGCGGCTGAACTTAGCGAGATTGCCTCCCGTCAAGCTTGCAGCCAGACGCTTCTGCAGTCCCTCATACAGGTCTGGCGCGTCCCGTCGCATCAAGTGCGCGACTTCATGACCGGCAACCACCAGATGGTGCGCGTCAGTGGCCTCGGTGTTGACGTAGATGGTCGTGTCGTCGTCAGGCAGGACAGCGCCGTTGAAGTGCTGCCCGCCGGTCTGCCTGAAGAACACCACCTTCTTGCCGAACGTCTGCCCCAGTCGGGTGACGAGATCCGCCCCCGCTTGCTGATCATCCGCTTGCCGGGGGCGACGGCTGTCGGGAAGTCGCTAACTTCCTCGAACTGACTGTCACGTTCGGCAGACTGAAGCGCATCCACTCGGGACGGCGTCTTCTGAATCTCCAGACCCTTGACGTTCTGGGTCACGGTCGTGCCGTCACTCCACTGAATGCGTGCTCGGCCTGGTGCAAGAGGCACCGGAGACTTCACGACCAAGCCCACGCCTGTGTCGCTGCGGACCGGTGTACCGACGCTCAGAGTCGTGGGTGTCTCAACTCGACGCCAAGTTTCACGTGGAACTGCTGGAGCCGTTTCGTCCAGATTCGGACTGGCTACTGGACTGGCTACTGGACTGGCGATTCCAGTTGGTTGAACTCCTCGAGCAGCATCCGGTTGTGGCTGTCCTCCGGTTGCCACTTCACCGCCTTGGCCCACCACCCCGACACTTGAACCAGGTTGCCCTCGTTGTTCAGGAACAGCCACCGGTCGATCCGGCACAACAGGAGCGGGCTGAGGTACGTCGCGTGGTACGGCCGGTCCCACATCATTCCCGGCAGCAGGAAGTCGTTCACCAACATCAGCCTTCTCCCGCGCCCGCATGAGCGCCAGTTGCATGGCATTCGGTTCTGGCGCATCCACCGCTTGGATGGCCTGCTCGACTTGCTGCTGTCGTACCGCTTCTTCGATTCTGGGCGCATCAGCATCACGAACCGCTTGTGCTGCCGCTTCCGACTGAGGCGCAAACGCAGCGTCCTGGCGAGCCTCATCAAGCGTCCCCAGCGTTGTCCGCATCTGGTCTTCTGCTGCGGCAACCTCACCCTCGGCAAAGTCCCTTGCCCGGCCCAGCGCCTCGTCCGTCATCCGGTTCACATCGGATGGCTGATCGGCAGCGGTCATCAGGGACTCTTCCACCAGACGGCCGGCAGCCATGATGGCGTCGTCCACCGTTGGAGCTGAGTCGATTTCGGCCAGAACTTCGCCCGGAGTCGGGGGCGTTTTGCGTCCGACAGCGCCGGCAACAACACCGCCCGGGGCCGAGATCAGTGCTTCCTGAACCCCGCCCAGTAGGACGTCCTCCCCCAGCGGTTGGGAAGGTAGTTGCCCTTGGACCGCGTAGTTCTGCGCTGCCTGTTGGGTAGCGCCTTCCACGAACTCACCGCCAACCTCTGTTCCGACTGTCCTTGCGAACCCTGGATTCCTGCCAAAGAGTGCTCCCTCCGCTCCGATCCGACCGCTGAGTACCCCGATCCCACCGCCGGCAGCCATACCACCGATCAGTCTCGGATCGACCCTGCCTGCGATCTCTGTCTTGGCGGTGGACTCATCCACGCCCTGATTTCGCAGCGCCGCATATTCCGGGCTTTCCGCCTGCAACTGAGCGTCCGGAGCACGCATGATGGTGTCGGCGTAGCCACCACGGACACCGCCCGCACCGACCGTCCCTCCGAGGGTGCTGGTGGCCCCTAGAGCTGCTCTCGACCCTGCCGCTGCCTGCTCTGCTACCCCAAGCCCTTGAGTGGCTGCACGGCCCGCTCCTGCGACCTGAGCCACCCGTCCGGCGGCTGCGAAGGGGCCGAAGTTGCCCACTGCCTCAGGCAGGAGCACCGTGACCGGGTTGGACAGCGCATGACCCAGATACTCCAGAACCCCGGTATCGCCACGCTCCTTGGCTTCAGCGACGAGCTGGTCCAGATTCTGGCGTAGCTTCTGCCGGTAGTCCGACTGGTTGGACTGGCCTTCGGTGATGAACTCCGACAGGGACTTTGCCGTGTCCCCAGTGGGAGAAACGAGACTCACCCCAGCCTTAGCCAATCCCGCCACGGCGTTGCCGGCGTCGATGACGAAGTCGTTCGCCTTGGCGAACAAGTTTCGATCGTCTTTCAACGGCTCCTGCGGCCGAAGGATGTCGTCGAAGTAGGACGGCTCTCCAACGATGTCATCGAAGTAGGCCATCTACCTCAGCCTTGCGTTGAGTGCCGCCCTCTGCCTGCCTGAAAGCTCCGTTCCAAACCGCTCAAGGACTTCCCGCGCAGCCTCGGCTGACATGCTCGAGATACGCTCCGGGGTTATCGACTTGACCTCGCTCGCCCGAGCTGCTGATGATTCACGCCTTGCCCGAACAGCATCCAGTTCCCGCTGTACCTCCAGATCGCGCTCGGACAGAACAGGTTCGCTGGCGAAGCCTGGCTTGGCAGCGCCGCTCAGAAGACCAGCCTTGGGTTCCTCTTTCGCAGCAGGCGCCTGACCGCCCTTGGACGTCAGCCCGCTCAGGACGTCCACCGGGACGCCCAGCCGGCGGGCTTCTTCGATCGCACCGGACAGTTTGCTCGGGTCTGAGCGGAAGGATTCCAGCCGACTCACGATCGCCGTACGCTTGGTCGGGTCTAGACTGTCCCACTGAGATGTCGGAGCCTTCGTGGTGTCGCCTTGAAGCATTCCACGAATTTCCTGATTGATCCGATTGACCTGCTCCTGCGATCCCGTCGGATCATTTCGGATCAGCGAATCACGCTCAGACTTCATCGCGCTGATCACTTCCAGTGTTCGCTGATCTACGTCTTTCGGACCCTTGACCGGCTGACCGTTGTGCTCCACCAGCCTGGTCGATCCATCGGACATCAGTTGCAGATATGTACCGTCACCCTGTGGAATCAGCCTGGGTTGCTCAGGTGACCGAATACTCGCCGCAGCGATCCGATTCTTCCGATTGGCTTCACCCTCATCTGCCAAGAACTCCCGCTGTGCAGCAGACTCGTCAGACCTCCAGGTCCGATCCTCACCAGCCCGGGCTCCAGCCAGTTCGTCTTGCTTGATGATTCGCTCCACCCCTTGGGTATGGAGGATTCCAAGTTCGTCCTTCCGGTAGCCGTGCCGAACCCCTGCCTCGTTCAAGTTGTTCTTGGACCGAAGTTCCTCCAGATAGGTCTGCCGGTCCAGTTCGTTCTTCGCCCGGATGGCTTCCAGCGCAGCCTTATGCTCTGCGATCCCACGATCCCGGGAAGCCACTTGGTAAGCGGCCCCACCGCCCTGCATGGCCCCTGCGAGAATCCCTCCGAACAAGCTCATACCGGCCTCCGGCTGGCAAGAATCCCCTGCTCATCAGGAGGAGGTGGAACGACTGTCGGTTCAGCAGGCGGGGCAGGAGGTTGAGGTGGTTGCTGTGGTTGGCCCGGACCGACTACTCCCCCCGTTGGATCCTTGCCGATGTTCGACTTCTGCATCAGCGCCGCCAGCAGTTCCTCGATCGTGTTCCCGGTGAAAGCCGGATCTGCCGGCAGCATACCTGCCTCGTCCAGAAACTTCAGCACCTCGACCGCAAGCAGGGCACCGGCCGGCACCATCAACTCCACCGGAATCGCATCCGACTCACGGTTGATCAGAGTCAAGATAGCGGCTACCCCGTGAGCGACTTTCCGCGGGTCGCTGTCATCATCGATGTCCTTGAACCCCTTCCAGACCTGTTCTCGGGTTTCCGCGTCGAACAGGATCTGGCGGCCGGAGACGACGATCTTTTCCAGCGTCTCGGCATGCTCCGGCTGCACCTGGCCCAGGATGCCTTGTTCGATCGACTGCAGATGCTGTTCAGCGGCCACGTCTTTCCCTCTCAAGGACGCCCAGCGGCGAAAGCTTCACGCCGATCGGCAGTTGGGAACCGGAGTTACGCATCTTCGGCATCTCGGTCGTCAGGCTCGGCCGATCGCCCCAGTTGATCTTGGCGTAGGACGATCCTTGGAAGTTCCGGGACTTCGCGGCAATCGCCTTGTCGCTCTCAGCCGATTCGTGGGCGAGCTTCTTGTCCAGCATTTCTTCTTCGCGCTTGCCTTGCTCATGGCTGGCGATGCCTGAACCAATTCCGCTGACAATGCCTCCGACGAGTTGTCCACCGCCGGCTGTTTTGGCGAAATCGAAAACTTGACTGTACCAACTCTGTGCCGGGGCTAAACCATTGCTCACATTGGCCGCCGTGGCGGCATTGCTCGCAACAGTGGCCGCCGGCGCAGCACTACTTGCAGCAGACGCTGCTTCGGCTGCCTGCAGGGCCTCGATGCTGTTGGTGGCGCCTGCGGCGGCGGCCACTGTTGCGA